GTCGGGCGCATGTATCAGCGCGAACTGGCCGAAGCCCTCGGGCAGATCCGCAGCGCGACCTTGCAGGCCATGGCGTTTGGTTCGGGCATTCACAGCCTGCGCCTGGCGACGCTGCCAACGTTTGGCTCGAAATGGCTACTGCCACGGCTCAAGGATTTCTACACCGCACACCCGGGAATGACCGTGCACTTGCATTCGCGGATCGAAGCGATCGACTTCGACACCAGCGAGATCGACGCGGCGATCTGTGTGGGTGGTGGTGAATGGCCGGGGCTGAGCGCCCTGCCGCTGCACACCGAAGAACTGGTGGTGATCGCCAGTGCGCAGTTGTCGGCAGCCGAACGTCTGGACGCTGAACAGCAGATTGCCGGACAACTGCTGCTCAATGTCAGCAGCAATGCCCAGGCCTGGGCTGAATGGTTCACTCATCACGGCCTGCCGCACCGCAGCATGCGCATCGGGCCGAGCTTTGAAATGACCTCGCACTTGATTCAGGCGGTTCGGGCCAATATCGGCGTGGGGCTGGTACCGCGGATTCTGGTTGAGGATGAATTGCTAAACGGCGAGCTGCTGCAACTGGGGAAACCGATCACCAGTCGGCGCAGCTATTACCTGGTGTATCCGCCGCGTAATGAGGCGTTGCCGTCGCTGAAGGCGTTTCGGGATTGGTTGGTGGACACGCTGTGATCGGTGCCCCCGCACATGCAAAACATAACGAAACGCCGCTCGATGAGCGGCGTTCAGTCAATCCCTGTACTGGCGCTTTAGCGGAGGCGGCGCACTCGGCCCTTTAACGAGGGGCTTGGCTAGCAGTTTGCCGTCCGGGCCATAAAAGAGGCGTCTGACGCTGGGCGGCATGGGAGTAGGCTCTTTTGCGCTCATGTTGAAACCTCTTCGATAGAACTGAATTCGACCCACTGAACTTTCGAGGAATCTATCACTAATAGTTCGGCGCCAAAAGGCAGCGCCACGCCATCCTCCCCCAGCCAGCCTGGATTGAGCATGATGAACTGTCCCTCCAGAGGTCCGGAAGGCCACTCGACGGGCCAGCCAAACAATCGCCTTTCATCCGTCAAATGCAGAGTTACCAGCCGATTGTGGCGGACAAACGTGCTGTACCACTCGCTGGGATAAGAGTTTTTATTCGTTACAGTTCTACTTCGTAACCATTTGTGCGGTACGCCAGCCGCTAAACCTGTGCATCCTGCAAAATCAGATCCGCGCCCTTGTCCGCCACCATCAGCACCGCCGCATGGCAGCATCCAGATGACGGGGGCTACAGACTGAGCCCCCCCGCAAAACGCAAAAAAAAGCAGAAACCGTTGCTCCGGTTTCTGCTTTTTTGTAGCTGGCTTTGGTCACTGAAGCCGTGCGTTACAGGCAGTCACGCACCGATTTGCGCAACGACCCGGACTTGGCCCACGGCGGTCCCTGATACAGGGAGACACGACTGCCGTCCTTGTATTTGATGACGTCGAGAATCTCGTCAGCAGTGACGATGCTCGGTGCAGTGATGCGATAGCCGTTGGAAATCGAAGTCTGCGTGGTCTTCGGAATGTCCTGCTGCCACAACGGCAACAAGCACGCGGCATAGTCTTTAGGCGCCTTGGTGCTGGTCTTGCTGAGATTCGGTTCACCCGGTACCAGCGACGCCGGCAATGAGCAACCTGCCAGCAATGCCAACGCCAAACTCCCGATCCATATCCGCATGGTGTTTCCCTGATCTGAAAAAAAGCGAATGTACCGTGTAACTGGGTGCACATCCATCGTGGCACCGCGTCAACGGGGCATTTGGACAAATATTTACATCCATTCAGCCCAGTGGCAGACGAGCTGTGCATCATCGACCCAAAATGCGGCTACTCTTTTCTACCGAGAATGTTCCGGAGGTGATCATGCGGCTCAATGAATACGAACACGAACTTCAGCGCGACCTGCAGGCTGTTGCATCGGATCTGAGATGGTCAGCGGTCGACCTCAAACGCATTGCCGAACAACTGCGCAAGAGCGGCAATGAAGCGGATGCCCAAGCCGTGCTCAGGTCCTGCGAGGTGCTGCAAAGCGATGAAGAGCGGCTGCAGCTATATGCCAAAGAAGTGAAGACGCGCTCCATCAGCCGAACCAAAGTTCACTGACAACACCCGCCCCTCAACAAAAGCCCCGGTAATCACCGGGGCTCTTTCGTTACATTGACTTCAACTTGCGGTGTGACTTCGCGCCCGCGCCGAGCGTTGTTTGTAACCCGGCAACGCGGCGGCGTAAGCCAGCGCCTCTTCTCTGCTACCAAACGACGCAAGCCGGTCGCCCTGGGTACAAACCCGCCATGGGCCATTGTTTACGCTGAGTACGTCGTAGCCGTTCATGTGCATCTTGTTCAGTACAGGAATGCTCATGGGCACCTCCTTTTCTGCCAGCGATGGATTCAGCCTTACCTTTTTACCTTACACCCTGCTGCCAGCGGTGTGCCGACCGGGTGTCGCGAGAGCGATGCGCCAAGGTGCTGGCACTTTCTGTTCGATCCGACGCTCAAAACCCCGACGGAACCTTTAATCCGTGGGCCGGCTCGAATATTGCAGTTTTATTTCATTTTTGTGACATGCCGCAAAAAGGTAACAGATGAAAGTACGCGCCACCGTCATTTGCGAGCAGGATCGACACGTTCTCCTGGTGCGAAAACCCAGATGCCGCTGGACATTGCCCGGCGGCAAGGTCGAGCCCGGAGAAACCAAAGTCGGGGCGGCAACGCGCGAGCTGCAGGAAGAAACCGCACTGGCTGCCGAGCAGATGTTGTACTTGATGGAGTTGCAGAGCGGCAGCACCCAGCATCATGTCTACGAGGCCTCGGTGCCGGACCTTGAGCAATTGCGCCCGCAAAACGAGATCACCGAATGCATCTGGCATCCGCTGGATGCCGTGCAGAATCTGCCCACCAGCGACGCAACGCTGCGCATCGTGCAGGCATTTCAGCGGCGTTTGTGAGGTTTCAACCGGCGAACGCTCGGCGTCCGGCGCTCATTTCCGTGCGCAATTCGCCGATGAAGTTGGAAATATCGCGGATCGTCACCAGGTGTTCCGGCGACACACCATTGAGCAACAACTCGACCCGTCCGGAGTCTGGTTCGTAAACCTTGATCCGCAACAGTCCCTGCTCCACTTGGGTGCATTCGCACTCAAGTGGCGGAAAGCCGGATTCGACTATCCGGCAAATGTCGGCAATGGCTAGCATGGGCGCACGCCTCGCAGGCGATGAGTCGGTCGACCCGTTGAGCATAGATGAGCCTGCGCCGACCTGCTGTCCCGGCAACTGCCAACCCGATCACACTTCTGACGCAGTCTCAGTGCGCGTCATGGTCCCTGAACCAAACTGAGCGCGAAATCCCCAGTAGATACTGGGCTTTGGAAATGAATGAAGAATCCGATGTGCTATTCAGTGTACTTTTCAGCACGTGCTGACCTTTGCGATCAGCTTAAGTGATAGGCGCTCTTGTACAGCGCCACCTCATCGCCCCCCATCAGCTCCCAGGCGAAGTCTTCATTCTTCGGTCCGCCCTTGCAGGCCGCATAACGTGATGCGCCACCGATCCGAACACCTGCATAAATCAGATGGCTCTGGATCAGAGGCGCGCCGGTTACCTGCAGCATTTCGTAGAGCATGCTGTCGCACCACGCCTTGGGCTGTTGATTGAAGCAGTAGCTGGCATCGTGGACGATCCCCGGCAGGCGGCTGTCAGTGCTGTTGAACATCGGCTCAGCAAGCCACGGGATCGAAGCAAGGTCAGTGATAAAATACTTCGGTACATGCTGGTAGCTTCCGTCCTTGCGCAGGTAGCCGAAGTCTTCCATGACAACCCACTCTCCGACCTTGTACGGGCGCAGCAATGGGATCAGGGAGAACTGCCCCGGCCCGTTGCCGATATAGGGATAGGCCAAGGCGCCACCTACATCGCTCATTTCCCGCTGTCCGCTGCGCAAGTGATCGCCACCGAGTTCGGCAGCAGCAGGCTGTTGATGACAGCGCGGTTCAATGCGCGATCTGGAACAGGCAGTGCGCAGTAACCAGTCACGATCTGCGGCAGAGGTGTACTGCCCTGCGGAATGGCGGAGCAAGCGGACAAAATACAGGCAGCAAAAAGCGACCCAGCGAAGAGAGCTGATTTCATGATGATGTACCTGATGGATTTGGGGTGAACAGAGGTTGATGCAGCGGGCTTATGCGGCAGCCACTCCGATGGCGATCGCTTGGGTTCCGGTCTTCCCGGCGAACAGCGCGGCATCAGCGGCACGACGCCGGGTCAGACCTCGCATCGGAACACCTGCTGCCCGATTCCAGCGTGCGAACTGTGCAAAGGCGCCGTCCATATCGCCGGCGTTGATCAGTCGGAGCAGCGTGGAATGTTGAAAATTGCCAATGCCCAGGTTGTAGGCAAAGTCAACCAAAGCGTCGAACTGTCCTTGACTGATACTGGTGGTCACCGCGCAGGAAACTGCCATCTCTCGCGATGCGAGGTCATTCAGTAACTGAGCGTCTGCCTTGGCCTGAGTCCAAACGAGGCCGCGCACGACTTCCGGCCCGGTATGTCCCCAGCCAATCGTCCATGGTGCACCACCGGTGGCTGGATCTGGGTAAGCCGATAGCGAGCAGCTTTCGAAGTGCTTCAGTACAGAGATGCCATTTTGTGAAATGCGCATTTGTCAAACTCCGGGCATGAAAACGCCGGCTTGTTTGCCGGCGTTCGGAAGGATCTGCAGCAATTGCTGCGCGGTGATTGGCATGCTTTTCTCCGGATTGGTTGTTGCGCCATCTCTGGTCACGTATTCTTTCAGTTTTTTTGAGGGAACAAATAATGCGCGCCAAGCAAATAGACTCTCTTACATCACTAAGATTTATTGCGGCCGCATTGATTGTTATTTTTCATTCGAAACATAACTTTGGCGGTTTCTCTTTCGCTGATCATTTTTCTTTGACGCAAGCTGTATCCATGTTCTATGTGCTTTCAGGGTTCATCCTGACTCATACCCACAGAGAAATCTCATCGAAAAATGATCTTGCAAGATTCTATCTGAGTCGAGCAGCCAGAATATGGCCGATTCATCTTTTGACAGCAGCAGCGGCCATATACATCATAAGCAGCTATGGCGGGGCGTTACCACCTATTGATATTGCATTAAATTTCGCGCTTGCTCAGTCATGGATTCCAAGCCCAGAAACTTACTTCTCCTTGAATGGGGTTTCATGGAGCCTATCAAATGAGATATTTTTCTATGCTGCTTTCCCAATCTTGATCATCAACATAGAAAAAACATGGGTGATCAAATTACTGGCAACAGTGGCAATTACGGCACTGATGCTATTCGCATTCAAAGATAGCGAGCGCCAGTTAATGCTATGGTCTGCGTATATATCGCCACTCACGAGGCTCAGCGAATTCATGCTTGGCATAGCCGCGTACCAGATTTATCTGAAGCTGCAGAGCCACCAGAGAACCGTGAAACCCACTCAGAGCATTATCGAAGTTATCGCGGTTATATTCGTAGTCTGCGCCATGTGGATAGGAGACCTAAATTTCTTCTCAACACTGCCAATCGCCATCAATAAGCCCGTGGCAATTTGGTTCGCTAACTGCGGGGGCGCACTGGCCTTTGCAGTCCTTATCGTCGTCCTTGCTCGCCAGAATGGGATCATTTCAAAATCGATGCAAGCACGGCCACTGGTGTATCTGGGCGAGATAAGTTTTTCCATTTACATGGTTCACCAGATCGTCATCCGCGTGTTTGAGATGTACCCCGCCATAACAGCAGGGATGAGTCAGGCCGCCACGCTAAGCATTTACTACTCGGCAGTAATCGCGGCCGCAGCAGCGACACACGGCCTTATAGAAAAACCGGCACAGAAGATGATACTGCGAATTGCATACGGAAAACCCAGGCAGGGCTTAGTGCGAGATCGATAACTTAATTATCCGCCTGTTGGGGCTGGTAGATTTCCAGTTATCGTTCCTGGCAATAAATTATCCCACCAAACCTTGTATCGCGGGTAATCGGCAAAAACCTCTTCCTGAAAAGGAACATATTCCTCAGGCTGGGGAGAGCCAAAAATCGCCACAATAACCGTCTTATTCGCATCTGAAAATTCAGCGATCATGGATCACCTCAGAACTCATATGATTTTACAGAAATTGTAAAACTTGGGGTGCCGGCACTGTTGGCGGTAGTTCGGTAAAGAGTCTGTGGCAATGCTATTGCGACTCTGAATGGGATAGCCTGAGATGAGCCGGCAGTTACGTTTGCAGTGTTGAACTGACCGCCAACATTGCCTCCCGCTGTTGGGTAGATTGCTTGAGAAATTGCACTAACAGCGGTACTGCCAATCTGGTTAAAACCACTTACGAATGTCGCGCTATATGGGATTTGCGAGGACGATATAGCGCCAGCTGTAACGATGGCAGACGACCCCGTGATTACGCTCACGCCAAGATAATCAATATACCGGTCAAACTGAATAAAGGCTGCGAATTGCCCAGCGGTACTGCTGATAGGTGCGACAGATATGAGTGCTGAAGCCGTAAACCCTGCCGGCATATTTGCGCCGATGTATACGTTGGCCAATGGGCCGCCAGACTCCATCGTAGCCAGCAACGCAGACACTTGGGTCGTAGGGTTGTAAATGGCATAGATGCCAACGAAGCCGTTCGCAGTCGCAGTGCCGGTATCCATGCCACCGGCGCCAGTTGTAGCCAAGTTGATGGTTTTGTTGAATGCCGGAAGACAATAACGCAGGCCGCCGAGGTTAGACTGCACCACGATCTCATTGGCAGTAATGTTGGCAGTCGCCGAAGTCGCGGGCACTGAACATCTCAGGTTTCGTACCGAGCCAACAATGCCGGAAACTTGGTCGAACCGAAGTGCATGCGCGGCGGAAGTCGCGGCCAGCACTGATAGGGGCACCGAGAACACTGGGGTCAAGCCGTGGAGCGTGCTGTTGATCAGCGGAGCATTCGGTGCAGTGGTGATGTTCCCGGACGTGATGGTGGTCTGTCCGAAAGCTACGGTAACCACGTACAGGCCGATGTAACCGGCATCAGGAGACGGAGTGACTTGAGTGCCGGTGGCTGCGGAAGCGCCCGCCTTCACTGCTACGACAGCAATCCCTTTGCGCGCGGTATTTTGGGTCTGGCCGTTATTGCCCATGCCGCTGTATGGCATAGACGGGTTGGCGCTGTTGTAATAAGGCAGCAGTACGGGCGTCGAGTCAGAATCCTGGTACGTGACCTGAACGAGGTAGTTGATCGACTGCCCAGTCGTGCCTGGGGCCGCACAGCTCAGCGTGACGCCATCCAGCATGATCCCCTGTTTGAGAATCGAGTGGGTGGTATCGGCCGGCAGAGTCGAAAATGCCAAAGCGTCGATGGCGGTAAGGCTATAGATCTCGCCCGGAGCGCACAGAACCTGTAGGGATGCCGGGCCTGTTGGCGTTACCGCAAAACCGGTCGCCATGGTACTGGTTCCGAGCAGCGCAGAAGCAAGCTTGGCCGCTCCGATCATGGAGTCCTTCGTCATCTGAAGAAGGCTGGTTTCCGGCAGGATCTGGCCCGGGTAAACAATCTGTCTGTCCATGGAATCCCCAAAAAAAAGCCCGCACAAGGCGGGCATAGAGTTGAATGAGTGGTTTCAGTTGGTGATCCGGTACCAGATCGTTGACCCGTACATCTTTGTGGCTTCGATAGCGGCCACAATGTCGGCGTCGGATACTGCGGGGGAAAGCTGCGTGCTTGGGACCAGTCCGCTAGTGACTGAAAGACCAAACCAATTCGTATGGATACCCGGCCAATTGGCCGCTCCGCTGCCTGTAGGTCTGTAGGCGGTCACGAATGCCTGATAAGGACAGCTCGTGGAGCCGAGCGGCCCTGCGATACCAAGGCCAAGCGTCAGCCCAAGGCACCCGCAATCGTCAGGCTTTGCTGGTTCGATGATCAGCGGATAGCGCCCAGTGAGGTCGAACAGCACTTGACTCATGCCGCGCCGAGTAGCGCGCTCGCGGAAGATGTTGATCAAGATGCGGTTTCGATAGCTCGGATCGAGCTGGGTCGAGAACCGAATCAGGTTGTTGCCGAAGAAGTCCAGCCCAATCAGGTCAAGCCAGCCATCAGTGGCTGTTTTGATTCGCGTCTGGTCCTTGGCATAGAGGTAAAGAGTGAACCCCCATGAGAGCGCTTGGGCATATCCCCAGAGAAGCGCGTCCCTGATCGGGTTGTTATCGCCGAACCAGCCAAGCGGCAAGAGGTTCTTGAGCCGGCCGAACATGTCTGTCTGATCGCCAACGCTCATTTAAGCCACCGTCACTGTGCCTGGTCTGATGACCTGTTTATTGGTCGCCGCGAGATCGGCGGTACTGCCATTGAGCAGTACGCCGGAGACATTGGTGATTGATGGGCTGACTGAGTAAGCTACCGCTGCAAGCTGTGTGTAAGGCAGGATCTGACCCAGAGTCAGCTTGGCGATATACGCCTGAATCGCTGCGGTGACCTGAGCCACAACGACGCTGTGGGTGACCGTAGCATCGGTGGTGATGGTCATCCCGACGTTAGCGGTCACCAGAACTGGGCCGAAAACACCGTATCGGGTTGTGAAGCCGCGAGCCGATTCAATGGCGGCGGCAGCATTCACCAAAAACGATCCTGAAGGCGCCCCACTGCCGTCATCAACGACCGCATAGAAGTAGCCATACAGAGTGTTGCCGCTGTAGTCCTGATTCTCTGTCAGCGTGTAAGAAACGCCCTGCTGCATCGAGGAAAGCGCATATTGAATGGCTGCCTTCGTTGCCTTCGACAAGGACTGAACCCAGAGCACGAACCTTGCCCGGAATGCTTCGTCCGTCTCTGGATCAACACCATTGGTGAATACCGCAGAGTTCGTCACGGTATCAATGCCGCTGATGGATCCGACGATGACAGTGACGGTGCCTATCAAAGCGTTCCCAGCAGCACCTGCGGTGCTGGCAATCACCGGCACGGTGGCCGATGCGGTGCCACCCGGCACCAAATAGCCACCAAGCGTAGCGTTATAGAGCACGTTCGTAGTGTCGATGGTCACTGAATACTGCTGCGAGCCATCGGTCGAACCAACCAGCGCGCCGATCTGGATCAATGCAGAGTTGGTCGGCGTGAACCTTGAAAAGGTTACGCTGCCAGTGGCAAAGCTTGCAGACAGGCGATAAAACCCGAAATCGGCCATCCAAGAATCGAGATCGGCGCCGGATGACGTCGATGCGCGCGTGGTGGCCAGCAGCGTCACAATCAACTGCTGGAGCCATTGGAGGATACTGGCATTGCTTTCTGTGATTGCCCGCAGCAGAGAGCCTATGGTGAAGTCCACCAGCCCAGCGGCACGCCCCTGAATGGCTGTCACCTGATCACGCACCAGAGTGGTGAAGTCCTTGACGTTGAGAGATGCCATATCAGCGATTTACCTCGAACGAAAGCGTCACCGGCTCTCCGAGCGGGGAGTCGGTGTAGCTGATATTGACGGAAATGGTGTCGTTTGATGGTGTGACAGAAATCACTGGCGCGGGCTTCTTAGCCACGCAATCCTCAAGCAATATCTGCCCTCTGATATTCGCGATGATTTCCGGAATATTCATCAGGGCGCCGACGTAGCGGCCAAGCCCTGCCCCATATTCAGGATGAAACAGGTAATCGCCTGGGTTGGTGATCAATCTGCGCAGAATCCTTTGCTTGCCTCTCTCCATGCCCTCGACCGGCGACAAGCTTCCGGTCGGGGACAGTGAAAGATCGTCTCCCGGATAATGGTTGAGGTCTTTCATACGACTGGCACCGAAGAAGTCCCGCCACCTGGGGTGACGCCGCTGGTGCGGTGGGTTTTGAGGCTGATGGTGTCTGCCTTGACGTCACCGCTAGTGACCACAACGCCTGTGCTGTCCGTAACAGTCAGCGTGTGATCCATCGTCACCGGTCCGCCCGTAAAGTGATGTGCAGGAGCGTCGTAGTTGATCGCCGTGATCGAGTGCACCGTAACCGTCCCGTCAGTCAGGAACTTGAGGAGGGAGCCGGTCTTATGAACCAGCCAGATTTCTCCAGGCGGCACTGGCATTGCAAGGTTCAAGCTGTTCGTATGGCGCGCAGTGACTCGGCCGCTGTTTGGATCGAATGAATCGAATTCGACCGTGACTTCATCGCCGATTTGCGGGCCGATTTGCACGCCCCATCCATTCCCCACGCCCGGGCAATCCAGCTTTAGCCAGTTTGTTTCTCGGCCTTCAGGCTGGATGGCAACCTTTACCACCCCATTTGTTTTGTCATAACTGGTGATGGTCCCAGACCGCGATCCGGTTGCGTCCGTCGTCTGGGTTTGATGCAACGCATTCGTCAGTTGTTGTAGGCTCACGGCTGCACCATTGAGTTGGGGTTATGGTTTTTAGCCGTCAGGCTCATGGTGTAACCAGATTCGAAGCTATAAGACCGGCGCACTGAATCGACGTAATAGAGCTGGTCAAACCCTGAACCGGTTCCTTCTACGCGTACGATGATGTTCGGCATCAACGAGTTATCGCCCGGCAGTGATCCGGACACGCGCATTTCGTGGTCGGTGATCTGTTTGTGGATCTTCTGCGCCAGTTGCTGCGCCGCGTTCTGGTCGAGGCCGTTGCGCTTGATCTCGTAGACCTGCCGCTTGGCCGTCGCCTGCCCGGGCGAGATGCCTTTCGCAGAGTTGGTCGGGTACGTGGCTTTGACTGTCTTGCCGTCATTCCACGACAGCACCTGCACTGTCACACCCTTCGCCAAGGTCAGATCTCGCTCAAAGGCCAGATCATCAGAGGTGTTGCACTGCGGATAGGCCAATGCGCCAGGCTCTACCCACTTGATCAGGTACTGATCAGTGGTGTCAGGGTTCAGGGCAGGCTCGTAATGCAGTTCGTTGCCGATCACATAGACCTGAAATCCGTCCAGCCCGGCGAAGTACGCCAACAGGTCCCACTCTGTGCGCTCGTCAGTGACGTGCGCGTGGTCCCATTTGGTGATTCCGCCGACCTGAGTTGTGGTCGCAGTGACAACTGGTTTCAGTCCGCGCCGATTCGCCAGCAGCGTGGCCACCTGACTGGTGGTCATGTTGGCGAATTTCTCGTTGGTCTTCGTATCGATGAACTTGCTGGTGTAGTCGCGGCCGTCGAGGCTTACCTCGAACTTGCTCATATGAATATTGAGTCTGTCCACGGTGCCGACGATCAGCTCGCGCCAATCCTCAACACCTTGGCCCAACAAACCGATGGAAATTGAAACCTCGATCGATGTTTGCGCGCCCCACCACTGCACAGTGTTGTACGGCGGCGGCATTTCAGTCCGCGCAAACACCACAGAGAACGTGTCCGCCGAGTAAAAGGCGTTGCTGTCGATCTCGCATGACACAAACGGAACCTCTACCCCGTTGAGCAGCAGACGGCCGACTACCTGCCGGACGATTTGTTCTGTCTCGGCCGTATTCAGGTCCATCTATTCACCTACTGGGATTTTGATCGTCTGGATGCCGTCAAGCTGAGGATCGACAATGCTGTTTGCCGCAGCGATTTCCGTCCATCGCGACTGGTCGCCGTAGCTGTCTGCTGCGACTTTCTGAAGGGTTGAGTTGCTGGTCGTGACACTGGAGGTGCCGTTCGCCAGCGGGCCGGCGAGCACGTTCTTCTGCATCCGCTCCAAGACGCTCTGCATCTGATACAGGGGCGCGAGCTGAGTCAGTGCAGCGCCTTGGCGAAGCACGTTGTTTGCTGCGGTCGATACTGGGTTACCGGGGATCAGGCCGCCGAGCGTGGTGATGTCGTTCACTGACGCGCCGACCTGGGCAATCGTCGACTGCACGACCGCCTGCGCGGCCACCAGCGGGCGAATCACGGTCTGCACCGTGTCGATGGTGGCATTGGCAAAGCCTTGCACCTGCGACACAGCGTCCTTGACGGTGTTGATGCTGCTGGTCACAGCGTCCGAGTTGATGATGCTGGCGAGGCCGAGCGATTCGCTCACGTCGCTGTTGATCAGGTTGTCGAGGGTTCCGGCTAGCGCGTTTTCGGTGACCGGCGCATCTAGGCGAGAAACGACCAGAAGATCAATGCTGTAGTAGCGCCGATAGACGTGTTCGAACCTCGCCTCGAAGTCCTCAATCATGACGCTGAAGTAGTAGCCGTCCATATTGAAGCTGAGAGGCAAGCCGGCGTCCCGAAGGGTTTCGAGTTCGATTACCCGATCCCCAGCGGTCGCGCCAGTCATCCAGCCGGACCAGCGGATGTTCTTGTAGTCCAGACCAAGGACATCAACGATCCGCTTGCCACCGACCAGTTTGTGCACCACCAACTGCTGCTTGGCACCGATCGTCACCGACTCTGGAACCTCCAGTCCGGAGAACTCAAAGTCGCCAACGATCAAACGGGTGGCAAACGGGTCCCCGCCCGGAGCGAAGTTGTCCAGGAAGCTCGTAAAGCTCATCGTTTATCCCCTTGGATAGGCTGCGCTCGGGGTTCCTGGCATCAGCATGCTGCGGGTAGGGTCAAAGCCCTGCGTTCCTGTCCGTGGTTTTGCGGCTTCCTTCGCCATATGACCGATTAGAATCTCCCCGACTTTTTTGCTGTCGAGGTTCATCTGGACGATCATGGGATCTCGGCTGTAATCCTTCGAAGGAACAGGCGCTACAACTGCTGCGCCGCCAGACTGCATTTCATTTCTCCGCCGATAATCATCAGCAAATGTCATCTTAGACACCTGCAAAGATGCTGGAAGGATAGTGTTAGCGCCCGCGATTAGCGTGTTGAAGATTGTCTGCCAGCCAGTCAAGAAGACCTGCGCGAACGACTTAAACGCACCTCCTATATCCCCCCGAAACAACTGCACGAAACCAGTTTTCATGTCGTTCCACATGAGTTTCAAAGCCCCGCTGATCTCCTTCCAGTTATTCCACAGAAGAAATGCCGCGACTGCTATGGCAGTGATCACCAGACCAATCGGGTTCATCAGTAGCGCTCGTCCAAGATTGACCACGAACATGACCAGGTAGGTTCCAAGTCGTGCGATCCAAGGAATCATTGGTGCCAGCGCCTTTCCTGCAACAAACAGCATTGCCTGCCCAAGTATCCAGAATCCACGCCCTGCTGCGATGATCATGTTGATCAGGCCGCCGCCGATGAGAAATGCGGACAGCCCGAGCAGCGCATACGACAATCCTTTCACAGTGCCCTGGTTCTTCTCCATCCACCCGGCCAAGTCCTTCAGCATCGGGTTCAGCTTGTCCAGCGCGCGGATCGCCAGCGGCAGGATCACGTCGCCGAGCTTGAGCTGCAGATCCGTCCATTTCTTGTTCAGCTCTATGAGCTTGCCCGTCATGGTCTTCTTGGCATTTTCTTCCAGTTCATTGATCCCGGCGGCGCCGGAGTTGAGCTTGATGTTCTTCTCGATGTTCCCCTGCTGCAGGAACATGGTCGAGTAGAGGTTCGAGGCGGTCCGATTGGTGAAGATCGCGCCGATTTCGTTGAGGATTGCTTGCTGGCTGGTGATGCCTTTGGCGGCAAATGCCGGAAGCATCACCGTTTTCATCCATTGGAACGGGTCGGCGACCATCAGGTCGGAACCCTGCAGCGCGCCAGGCTTCACCTGCTTGATTTTGCCGGTTTTGTCGTACTCGACCTTGTCCTGGTCGAGCATGCCGATACGCATCAGCTCCATAGCAGCGCGCTGCGTAGTTCGACCTTGGACAAGGTTCTGGTAGCCAGACATCAGGCCGGTACCGACCCGGAAGCCGCCCATCTCCTGTACCAACGGCTCCATGGCGTAGTAGAAGTTCGCGTCTTTCATGCCTTTGGCTGCAACGCCGCCGGTTTTGATCAGGTTGAGGAATTCATTGGCGCCGACGCGGCCGCCTGTAGCGGTCTGCACCTGCTGGATCATGTTCGCTTGCTTCTCGAAGGCATCCTGGCTCTTCAGGCCGCCGCGAAGCTCAATAACCTTGAGCATGTCCATGAAGGCGCGGTCTTTCATAGCCCCGCCTTCATCCCCATACAGGGCGGCGTTGGCGAACTTCATCTTGGCCAGCAGTGGCGTGACCATCTGCGCTTCGTGGAAGTCGCCGAAGACGGTCTGCGCATCTCGCAGTAGGCCCAGGTTCTCGCGGATACTGGTGCCGTAGGTGTTCATGCCGCTGGCAAACTTCACTGCGTCATTGGTCACCTTGTCGCCCAGGCCGAGAGAGCGGAACCGCTCGATCTCGTTCTGGAACTTGGAGGCCTCTTCAAGCGGGCCTTTGAACATCGCGGCAATGCCAAGGCCGCCGGCGACCATGAGGCCCCCAATAGCGCCTTGCTTGCCGATCGACGCAAGCTTAGAGTTCAACTTATCGACATCTTGGCCGGCTGTTGCCAGGCTTTTGCTGATCATCAGCATGCCTGCGCTGACGTGGTTGATCAGCGACAGCTTGACGGCGACGGAATACGCCTCAAATGCCATAATGACAATTCCTATTCTGTGGGTGAATCACATGGCAAATGGGCGGAAAACTTACGAATGGGTGAACGGCAGAATTCGCGAAGCGGTCCCTCGCCAACTGTGTCTCGATCCGACCGAGCGCCCGAGGCCGTTCATAACTCTTGAGCAGCGTCCGCACATGGGTATACAGACCGGTCTACTGGTTTTTACAGCTAGCAGTCTGGTTTTTGTGTTTGCCGGCGGCGCGCTGATCGCCTTCCTTTGCATCCTCTTCGCTGTAATCACGGGGTAGCCCATGAGATATACTTTCATTGCACTGGCGCTTGCCATCTCCGGCGCAGCGCAGGCCGCCAGCCTGAAACTCGACGGTGAATATGGCTGCGAGGATCAAGGCACCCAGCAATCAAGACTGGTGCTGATGCAGAACATCGTCTCCGACAACCCGCACTACGTTGCCCAGCGCGCCGAGATGCGCGAGTCGCTGATCAACCTCTCGACCTACATGTGCAAGCCGCTGACTGGAGAGTTCAAGGTGATGAAGCGCCAAGGCGTTTACACCCAGGTCAAGACCGAAGCAGGACCGATGTGGATCACAGAGTAGCGTCGTAGCCCAGCGCTTTATGGATGCCGATGCCGCCAATCAGGCCGCCGACAGTCGCTGCGCCCAGTACTCGCCGGATGTACTCCTTGTTGCGCAGCACGGCAGGCCCAAGCACCGGGCGCGCCGGCATCTTCAGCGTCCCGAATTCGTGGTAGAACATTTTCTCATCCGTTGAGCCGATCACGGCCTCAAGCCCATGGGTAACATGGGAGAAGCTGTGCCCCATCGCCCCGGATGCCTCAAGCGGCGCATCGGCCGGATAGCCCATCTTCGCCTTCTGCGCCTCCGTCGACTCCGCAAGGTCGGCCCATGCCGGGAACGGGCCAATACCTGACTGGTAGTGCCCGATCTCAGCCTCGGCGGTCTTCTGGATCTTCACCGCACACGCTTCAATACCGGCCTCCAGGCTTGCCAGCATCGCCACCTCAGCAGTGGCCATATGCAGCGCCAAGCTGCCGAGGTCTTTGAAGTCCATGGTCAATCCTCTTTATCGAACTTCTGGGTTCGCCAGTTGAAAACACCAGCGCCCTCGATCTCCGAGAAAATGACGGAAAACGCCATGCGCTCGTAGTCGGATAACAGCCCGCAGTCGAAAACACGGTCAAAAGGAACCCCGTTCTTCACCAGCCAGCATCGGCTGCGAAAATCGGAGTCCTCTGTTAGTTTTTTGCGGCGGCCTGCTCGGCGCTGAGCGCGTCGGAATTGGCCTGGGCCTCAGCTTTTTCTTGAGCAGCTTTGTGCTCTGCAAGCATGTGGTTCTCGATGGCTTCCATGCCTTCGGCGCCCAGCTCTGCGAGCATGGAGTCGACCTGTTTGACGGTCTGCGGCAGGCCGAAGCCTTGATCATCAATGTAGACAACCGACGCTGCAACTAACGCAAAGGCGCCCATGTAGACATTGTTCGAGGCGAGATCAGCGCCTACCGCGATGACGAGTCGGGACTTCTGCAGCGGATCCAAGGTGCGCAGCTGGATGGTCCGGCCGCGACTGTCCTGAATCGACGTGAATTTTGGTTTTTGATCAACATGAACCGGCGCAGCAGCTTCGGTAACTTTTACAGTAGCCATGGGTAATTCCTCTGGTCAGCGAGTCGTCAAAGGTGCATGGCGTGCGGGTTGACGAGGCCCGCGCCCTGCCGGGCTGCCATGCATAACGGTTTAAACCTTGATGCGACGGCGCGCAGTGAAGGACATCGACTGACGAATCGTCTTATCGCCTTCCTTCTTGCCGGCGCCTTCGAGCTTCAGAACGACGTGCGTGTACCGGTACCGGGTTTCGCCACCGCCGATCTCCTGAATGGTCTCGGTGATGGTGGCCGGGTTCTGGTTCACGCCGTTGTAGTAGTCGCTCTCGAACTGCGCCCACCAATCGTCCAGGGTGGAGTCGACGCGCTCAGCCTCGAAGGTGCCGGTCCAGCCTTTCGGGATCATCAACTCATCGGTCAGGCCGTTGAGCGGGGTGATTTCCTGGTTGGTTACCTTGGGCTTCGAGTCGAAGTTCATGATCTTCGGGAGCCGGATCGGCCCCGTCGGGGTGTTGATGTCGATAGCGACATCCTTCCCTGTGTTGTATCCGCCTTGACCGGGCATGGCATTCTCCAAATGAAAAACCCGGCGCTAGGCCGGGCTGGGAAGTTGTTCAGCGCTTAGGAGCGCGGGGTGGCGGATGTAACGACGGTGACGGACTGGCCGGCTTCCAAATTCACAAGGAAGTAGCGGATCACGGACAGGTACTTGACCTGCACGTCGGCCTGCATATAGCCGAGCGCTACGCGGGCATCAGGGTTGTTCGACGCATCGATCTGCACCGAGAACGCCGGCCCACCGTTGACGTCGCCGATCATCCCTTGCTGAGCCAGGGTCTGCAGGAAGCTCTCCATGGTCGACTTGGTGGTGCGGCGGACATCCGGGGTCTGCAACTGGCCGATTACGCCGCCAAACGAGGCCGCGATGGTCAACGAGATGAAGTTCGTCATCCGGGTGTAGTTGTCACCGTTCACCGCCGAGTTACTGGAGCAGTTCAGGCCGGAACGATGGCCGAAGTAACTGCCGCCAGGGCATGGGTTGGTGATCACGTCCAGGCGCGCTTGGTTGATCGCACCGATCTCGGCAATGCTGTACGGCTGCTGCGACAGATTGCGCTGGGTCGAAACCGCATTGGTGATCGACTTGTTCAGTGGGCTCTGGTTCGGCGAAAGCGCGGCGATCTTGGCAGCGGCGAAGGTGGCCGGCGCAATCATGCGCTGCTGGCCGTTAACTTGGTCGTTCCAGTAGACCCAGTCTCCTACCATGACCTTCAGCGCGTAGCCGTCACAGCCGGCAGTGGTCAGCGCGGTAGCGACAGTGGTGTACGAAGCCCCTGCTGCGCCTTGGGTGACCATGTAGCAACCTTCGGACAAGCCGTAGGTCAGCATGGTCGGCCACTGGGTGCTGTCGGTCAGGTCTACAAGGTTCGCCACCTGAGCGCCTGTGCCCCGCAGCGCGTACATGCCTTTTCGGGCCGTGCCGATTACACCGTCGACGCCGATCAATACCGCGTCGGTGATGGTGGTGTTGCCAGAGGTGCCAGTGGTGAACACGACCGTCTGGGTCAAAGCGACCGGGGCCAGGGTAGTAGCGCCAACTGTCGCGACGACCAGCTGCGAAGGACCTCGCACTCCCGACTGACCGTTGTTCACGGCGCTGACGATGTTTTGCCAGAGAGCCAGCCCAGAGCCGGTGATGTTGTCGAACACTTCAGGCGATACGCCTGGGAGCGAAATGGTCAACTTCCAGCTCGAAGCAGCCGAACCTGTAGCCAGCGTGGCGCTTAGCGAGTTGCCGAGCGTGCCGGTGTAGTACGCGGTCAGCGTGGCGCCCGTGGCGGCCGCAGTGTCCTTCAGCGCGCTGGTAGCAGCGGTATCGGTACCATCAGTGACGCGCACAGCGCGGATGTTCGAGGCGCCGAGCTGAATCGAGACAGCCAGAGCAGTGCACAGGTCGTACTTGCGCACGGTCTGGGTGCCGAACTTCTGCGATGCATCGCCGGGCGAGCCGACCAAGGTCGCGCTGTTCACCGGACCCCAATCAGCAACCCCGACGATACCGAGGATGTCGGTCGGGACGCCATTGATGTAGCGCGTTTTTGGCGGAACGATCTGGATATAGAGATCCGGGGCTTGGAGCGCCGCCGTGTTCAAGCTGCCTGCCGGGTAAATGGGCATGGCGTCCTCCTAATGAAAAAGCCGCCTCAGTGGGCGGCTTCTTGTGTGTGGGTTTCGCCTGTTAGGCGTTGGCGACTTTCAGGACGTTGCCCGCGCACTCGCCGGCCAGAACGGCGGCGACTTCATCGGCATCGGTGATCACTTGGCCGACTTGGTAGTCAGCAAAGGCGAACTTGACGGTCAGCTTGAAGGGTGATGTAGCTTTAGCCTTCGAGGCCGGCGCGGTCACGGGGCTATCTGGGGTATCGGAGTCCATGTCGGGCCTCAAGGGTTGAGCGTTTCAATGGGTTGCCCGGATTGGGCGTTGACGATGTTCAGCACCGGGGCGATAACCTCGGTGGCTTGCTGTGTTTGGGTGGTTGCGTAGTCGATCAGATAGAACAAATCGATCCGGTATAAGCCGGCCTTTTGGAGCTGGTCAGTCATCAGCGAGCCGGCGGATCGGATGATTCCGAATGAACCGTCGGTGAAGTTGATGCTGTTGCCATCGGACAGCGCCGAATCGATCGGACTGGCGACGGCATCACGCGCAGCAGGCGTCGGCGCCCATACGATGATCTGCACCGATTGCTCCTGACGCTTTGTCTCCTTGTAGGCCAAGCCGAAACCACCAACCCGCGAAAAGACGCTGTGAGCGCCCGTGAGCGTGATTACCGGACCGGAGCTGGAAGCGCCAGGGATCATTGAGGACAGCGCAGTGGCAGCACTCGTCAGCGTGTCGGTGAGCTGCATGGCATAAACGTAGCTGACGCCATTCAGGTTGATCATCAGGTTTTGCAGGCTGACGGTCCCGGATAGCGTTACGACCGATCCAGCCACCGTCATGACAACGGTGTGGGTCGGGGTCGTCAGTGGCGTCCATTCTCTGCCGATGTAGCGCGTGGTCTTTCTATCCTTCCCTGCCGCATAGACGCTGATGTGCGCGGCGCCAGAAGCCAAATCAGTCTCAAGCACGTTCGGCACTGGCCAGCCCGGATACACCCGGAGTGGAATGCCGGCCGCGCTGGGTTGTCCGGTTCCGTTCGGATAGGCGATCGCTGCTATCTGCGCCGCGACCTGTTTCAGTACGTCGGTCAGACTCGCCATATCACACCTGTACCTGCATTGCCGTGCATCTCCACCCCATGTCCGTCAGCTCAGCACTCGAGATCACGTACTTGCGGCCCAATTCGTCGCGGATGATGTCGCTGGTGCGCAGCACGATCCCCGGCCAAGCCGGCATGAGGATTGCCCACCAAGGGGTCCGGACATCGCCCGGAAGATTCGCCGGGTTCGCCTCGCCTTTCGTGCCCTGCAAGATGCTGGCAGGCCATCCCTGCATCAGCGGCGCCTCACTGGCTGGTGTGTCGGCTGCCCAGCCACCCAGGCCAACGCCAGGATCCATTCCCACACGCAACACCGAGACAACCCGGTTCGTCTGCACGCAGTAGATCGGCAGCGTGTCCTGCATCGCAGCGACAAAGAACGTGCCCTGATGCCCAACCAGAAAGTCGCCCGGCTGGAACGTGCGCGCGTCGAACAGGCCCAGCCAAGTGGCTTGGCCGTACTTGTTCGGCGCCGAGTAGTTGAAATTCGTGGTGAACGACGCAGGCAGCGTCTGCAATGCGGTTGACATCAGCGGGTTACTGGCGCTCGTAGCGCGGAATTGCTGGTAGTCAAAACCGATTCGCTTAGCTGCTTTGCCATAACCGATGTAGATCTTGTCGCGGAGCTTGAAACCGTCCATATCAACCCCTTACGAGGCCGATATTGCCGTCGCCGAGTGATGGGCCAGGGGGAACGCCCAAGAATCCGCACAGCTCGCGCCGCCATATGCGGTAAAGGCTCATGCGGTCGCGCACTTCGTCCTTGTTGTGCACCCAAACAGCCGCCTGCGCGGTGTCAAGGTTGTCCGTTGCCGACAGAACATCTGTCTCCAGGCCGGCGAGCTTGGTCAGGAATGAAGTCATGGTGACTTCTTCCTCTGGACGCAGGCTGCCAAGGCGATGATTCAGCGTCTGCCAAATCATCGGGGCAACCCAGCCCCAAGCGGTATCGCGGCGGTCGTCGAGCGTCACGTCGCCCTGCATCGGGTAACCGGCGTAGCGACGGGCGTCCGACTTTTGCTGATCAGTAAGCATGTTCGGCCCCTGCTACGCTGATTGATGGTTACTGGGCTGCGTCGAGCAGTGCTTGCAACGCGGCTTGGTCGGCGCTTTCTTCAAAAGCAATGCCTTTTTCGGTCAGCTTGGCCTTGAGTTCTTCTACTGCAGCCGAGGCTACATGCCCGTCAAGCAACTCCTGCAATGAATCACGGGAAGCGTTGCCCTTGAAGTCGATGTTGAGCTCGGTCAGCTTGGCCTTGAGTTCGGCGGCGGTCAGCTTGGCGTTGCCATCACCACCGGACGATTCGCCCAGCAGCGTGTGGAAATCTGGATTGAAATCAGATTCTTCGATCAGCACGAAATCGCCCTGATCTTCACCCCACGGCTTTACTTGAATGGTGCCCATTTGTTTCTCCACGGCTTGTAGTGCCCGGAGCCTAAGCCCCGGGCTCAGTCATTACGCCAACAGCAGCGCGGTGTGTTCCGACTTGACCATCGCGACACCCCAGGCCAGCGCGATTTCGTACTGGATCTGGCGGTATTGCTTGTACAGCGAGATCTCGAACGAGAGGCCGCTGACAGGGTCAGTGATGATCATGCGGTCGGACGCGCTGTCGCCGCCTTCTGGCAGAGCCGGTGCGCGGGTGGCAACAGCCAGAGCCGAGCGAGCGAACGCCATGTTGCGGGTGGTGGCGGCGATAACGGTGATCGCGGTTGCGGCTGCCGGGATGGCCTTGCGCAGGCCAGGAGCCGCCAAGGTGATGGTGCCGCCGTTGGACACATCCGAGTCACCAGAAGCCACCACGTACTTGTTGGTGTCGCCGGCAAAGGTGATCACGTCGCCGGCCAGAATGGTGCCAGTGCCAGCCACTGCCAGAGTGATCACGGTTGCGCCAACAGCATAGCCAGCGGCGTTGGTGGTCGATGCAGCACCAGTGCCAGCCAGAACGGTCTTAACCTGTGCGGATTCGCGGATCGCAAAGCCGTGCACATCGAGCAGCACGCCACGACGCAACATGCTGGTATCGGCAGCCTCGTTCGCCTTGGTCAGTTGGCCAAGGGTGCGCATGCTTGCGCCGGCAGTGGTGTCCAACACCATCTGCAGATCGCTCATCGGCGCGCCGTTGTCCGACAGGATTTTGCGCATCTGCGCAGCTTCTGCCAGGTTAGTAGCGAACGGGACAGTGCCAGGGGTGCCATAGGCGCGGGACGACTTCAGGCACAGGTTGGCGATGTCGGATTCGACCTCGTTCACCAATGCGCGCATGCCTTGGGCGAGCTGGTCGCGCAGGATGACGTTGTACGAGGCGCCGTTGTTGTCCAGGCCGCGTTTCTCTTCACCATTCCAACGCACCGGCACACGGCGGGCTTTGGTGATGGTCATCGACACGGAGCCGATGGTTTGGTCGCCGTCGTTCGGCGGGGTCACTGCCGGAGTGATATCGGTCGCGGTTGCGGCCGGCGCCACTGGCGAGGTGACGGTTTGACCAACCGCAGCGCGGTCGTAGGTCATGTCAGACGACACGGCAGGGATAAAGCCCACCAATTCGCGCGAAACGACGTCCAGCGCGTTGTAGATGGTGGTTGTCAGGCCGGTGAGAGTGTTGCTCATGGATTACTCCTGGGATCAGTCGGTAACTTCACCGCCCGCAGACACGTGCGCATGCTTGCCCTGTGGGTCAAGTGCGTCGAACTGAGAGCGTGAGAGGGATTTCTTGCCATTACCGCCATTCCCACCGTTGTTCGAGGCGCCAGAGCCAGAAGCTCCAGAGCCTTTCAAGATGTGATCGCGGTGCGGGTATTGCTCAACAAGGGTTTCAACTGCTTCGTCGAAGTCAGCGATTTCGCCCGGACGGGTGCGGCTGTAGATTTTCTGGCCGTGTTGGTCGTAGGCGATGGTCTTGCCGTCCTCGACTTTGAAGGCGGCGCCGAATTTGGACTGGACCAGGTCGGCAGGGATTGCCAGCTTTTCTGCGATGTACTTGGAGCGGCTGAATGCCCCGCCGATCTTTTCTTCGTAGAGCTGCTTTTCGAAGGTCTGCGCTTTGGTGGACAGCTCATCAATCTGGCCTTGGTAGGCCTTGCTGATTTCGTTGCGCACCACGTCGATCTCACCGGCATCCACCAGCTTTTTTTGATCGAGCTTCGACACGAGCTCCAGGGCTTTCTTGGCGGCGGCGCCGTCCGTGATCCCGTCGAACGCTTTCAAGGCCGTTTCAGCAGCCTCTTTGCCTTCGCGATGGGTCTTGGCTTCAGCGTTCAGCCGGGTAATCGTGTTCACGGTGCCGGGAGCGTCAAAAGCGACCTCTTTGCCATCGTCGTACACGTACACAGGCTTGCCGTCTTGAAGAACCGCGTGCCCTTGATCATCCAATTTCAGGTTCATTGATGCATCTCCGGGCATCCGCCCATTTGTTGAGCCATCCGGCCCGGCGCGGCGCTATCCATCCGGAATCGCGCCCATAAAAAAGCCCCGGCGGATGCCAGGGCTGTATTCGGTGTTCGTTTACTGCTGCGTAGTAGCGGGCGGCGGTGCCTTAGCAGGTTGCGCGTCCACTTTGGCCTTTTCCTCATCCCAGTCGATCTCATCGCTGAGCAAGCCACGGCGCTGCACCTCCTCAAAAAGGGTTTGGTCGGAAAGAATCAGAGCCTTGTTGAGGCTGAGCAGGAACGGCATGGTCGTTTCAGGGCTGAAATCGATGTCGAAGTTGCCCTTCACCTTGACGTGTCCGCCATCCGGCAGCTTCATCCACATGGCGAAGTACTGAAGCACCTGGTCAAGCGCGTCTTCGAGTTGCCCTGCCATTGTCTGGAGGGGACTCATCTCCTGAGCCGCTTCTTCCTCGGACTGCGAAGCCGTTTTTACGGTCTGCTTCTCCTTCTGGAGCAGCTTGGCACCGGCGAGACGCATGTCCTCAACTAGGTCCAGCAGTGACTGTCGCCCTGCCTCGATCGCCTTGCCGGTGTGCTCCACCCACTTCATGTCGCAGCCTTTCGGCAGGCGAGTAGCTGAGCCGGCGCCGACAGTGATGTTTTCGCCCTCATCGAGGCCGATCACCGCAAGCATCGGCACTCGCGCGATGTGCATGATGTTGTCTTGGTCGCTCTGGGACTGCCAGTGCTTGACGTTCATGTTCGCCAACTCAAGGAGCGGCGGTGTCGCGGTGAGGAAGCCGGTGCGCTTGGTGTAGAAGGTGGCAAGCGGGATAACTTTCAGACTGGTTCGGCCCTCGTCGTGCTTCTGCCAAGTTTTCTGACCTTTGCCATCGTCGACTTCGCGGAAGGTTGCCCATCCGCCCGGCACCAGAACGCGGATCTGATCCACGGTCTTCATCCCGAACGCACCGTCTTCAACCTCAACGCACTCCATGTACCGGAACTGCGTCAGAACCTGTTCGCCAGCATTGTTCGCTGATCGCCAGCCGAGCACTTGGCCGGGCTTGATGATCACCGCGTATGGACGCACACCGGCTGACTTCTCCTCGGCCTTGGTTTTGATGCCTTCGGCCTTCGGGTGATCAACCAGCACATGGAACAGACCGTGTGACAGGCCGCCACTGAACAGCGACTGAGCCCAGACCTGCAGGTTGTTGCCCTGAAGGTCGAAGTCTTCGGCCATCTCCTTGATTTGATCAGGCACGTCGTCGGTCAGCGTGATCGGATCGGCAAACACCCGCCCTGTCATGTTCTGGACTGTCTCACTCAGCGCGGGAAGCAGTGTCGAAGTCTTCAGGCGGGCCTGATAAGCGTCGCCCTCCTCTTTCGGCCACTGCGGCAAGAACTTTGTTCCTGCCTTGCGCATGGCCCTCGTTCCACCCATGAGAGCGTCGATGATGGCCCAGTCCAGCCGCATCTCGTCAACGACGGGTAGCGTTTTGCTCGGATCATCGGACATAGGTTTACATTCTCAGGGATTCTTGGGAGGCGGTGCGCTTGATGATCGGGAACAGGTGCGCAAGTGGGTAGCCAGCTGCATCGATGACGTGATCTATGCCGCTCGTTTTGTCCGGCATACCGTTCTTGTCGTAGGCCTGCTGTTCGAGGCCGTCAGTCAGGTGCGGGCAGCGATTAGTGTTGACCTTTAGCCGGCGCTCGCCCTGCCCGTTGAGGATCAGCGCGTTGACGGCGTTCACGCGGTCGGCAATGGCCGGGTTTGTCGAATTGACGCGAACAGTCAGCCCAGCCTGGCGGATAATGCTCAGGTCTGACTCACTAGCGTTCTTGCTGCTGGCGTTCTGACCAGATGCGTCAGGGAACACTTGGACGGCGTGTCCTTTCAGCGAATAGCGATCCTTGAAGATGGAAACCATCTGCGGCGTGTCACGACCGTCGACGATCTCGTCAACCGCCACTGGCAACCCCTCACGCATCACATAAACTACTGCGCTCATTTTCAGTCTGTTGAAGTCCATGCCGATCAGCACGGGTTCTTCAGGCTGAAGCGTGTCATTCGTGTGATTCAGCTTGCGGCAGAAGTCTGGGTAGACGCTGCCGGCGGTCAGATTGGTGAACCGACCTTCAATGTATGCGTCGATCAGTGCGGCCGGGTAACTGTCACGTAGCGTCTGCACATAGTCTTCGGGGAGGAACGGGTTCGTGTACGTAGCTGCCTGGATCATCACGTAGCCAGGCTTTGGATTTCTCCCCCAAGTGTCGTAGACGAACTGAAAGCCTTCAGGCGTCGTGTAGGCCGATACCCGATTGAATGGATCCGCAACGCCATCAGGGCGCTGTCTGTTCCGCGCAATGATCTTGCGCCAGGCCATCTGAGCCAGCAGCTTTTTCAGCGTGTCGATCTCGTCGACGTGCGCACGGTATGACTCGTAGCCAATGATGCGGGCCGGGTTCTCCAACGTCCGCAGCACGAAGTCGCCGCAGTTTGGCGAGCTCGTGTAAATGATGTTTTCCTGCTTGTTGTACTTGTACCGGATGCCCATGTCCGAAAGCTTCTCTTCCATGCGCGGCGCAAGGATGAGGCGGACAAGGTCGTAGGTGGGCTCGTACAGCGCGATCAAGGCGCTGGACGATGCCAAGGCGTCCCTGAGTGCGCAGTTGGCGAGAGTTTCAGTCTTGCCAGTGCCAAACCCACCGACAAACGCCGGGTACTTCTCGGTCAGTTGATAGAAGTCAGCCTGCGGCTGCGTCATTTGCACCCGCAGCGTCCTTCCTTCCACCTACCACCTCAATCTCGATTCTGGTCACCGGCGGCAACTCAAGAGGATTCGTCTTCAGCAGCTCGGCGCGGGTCCGCTCAAGGCTTTCAATTCGGCCTGTAAGGCGATCAATCAGTCCGGAGTAATCCCGAACCTTGAACTTCTCTTCAGTCTTGGCCTGATATTCGCCGGCGCCTTCACGCTCAACCCTTGCCTCAAGCTCAGCAGTGTCGCCGCGCTCGTTCTCTTGGTTCAGCGCCCGCATCAATCGAATACGCGTCAGGCGAAGTTCGTCATCAACACGACCCAGCTCGATGTGAGCAAGCATGTCGTTCTCAGCATCAGTGAGGAACTGGCTATAGATGGAGCCAGGCTTGGCTGCGTGCTTATTGGCCTTGTTGGCCTTCGATGCAGCACCGCCGTGTAACTTGCACCGCGAGGAACCCGGAACAGCGTGACGCTTGCATGGTTCCCCTGAGCGCGTTTTAGCGCCACATAGGGCCATGGGCTTGCCTCATTCATGGGGTGTTATTGCAGAACGATTCATTCAACGTCGTTCGAACGTCATTCAATGCTCATTCGATTGGCTTGGCGATGGTCAGCGTTCTGATCTTTCCGCCAGTGCAGCTGTCACGCTTCATGGCCATCTCTACGGCTTGGTAGGCAGATGCGCCCATGTCGAGCGCAGTCAGCGCATGGTCCGATCCGCTACCGATTGAATATGGTCGCTCGAGCATGAGCGGAGTTTTTGCCAGCTTGCCTTCGTAATAGCCGACCAACGCAATGGTGCCATCCTGGACAACAATCACCTCTGCTCCGCACTCCCCGGCTATCTCTTCGCCGAAATAGGCGCCGATCAGTTCGTTGATCTCGCTAGTAGCACCAGTGCCGAGGAAGAACGCACCTTCGCGCTCTCTCAACTTGTCGAAGTCGTCGTAGACAATAGTCCGACCGGCAGTGACTCTACCGTCATAGGCGATGATCCCGTCCTTATAGGCGATCGTGGTCATGTGCTACTCCGCCTGCTCAGAAAGTGATTCGGATATGCGAAAGCAGCCAGACAATCATGATGGTCATCGGGGCTATCACCAGTGCCGTATAAACCCAACCGAAGATCTTCAGCCCAAACATCATGCGGTCAATACATTCGATGAATGTCGGCTCGCGCTTTGGTGCTTTCTTGCCCATTTGCTCACCGTTGACTGTCAAATATGTTGAGTTTTATGCCTCGGCGGATCCACTTCTCGACCCGATCCATATCAGGCTCCATGCCTGTTAGTTCAGCCATGAAACGAACCCCGGCGATGTATGCCGGAAGCCACCATGCAAGCTTGATGCTGACAGTGCTGGTCATGGCGCTCATTCGATAGGCCTCACAATGATCTTCCCCCATACAGGGTGTATATCCACTGTTTCGCCATCAGAAGAGTGCAAAGGCTGGTCGGCTACTACTGCAACGCCGGCCAATGTGTCGCACCAGATAACATGGCTCAATTCCGAGCCATCCAGAATTACAAGTCGTCGGCCTCTCCCGTCACCTACGTGGTGCACATGATCACCTATCGGCTCGCTCATGATTGCGCCTCGTCAGTCGGGATGATCTCGCGGTAACGCTTGGCTGCCCGTGCATGTCGCTGCAGCACTTCCTCATCTGCTTCAAGGCCAGCGAGAAAAGCGAAGGTGTGCACGGCCACAACGTAGAACCTGAACCACCAGGGGTAGTAGGCCTTGAGGTTGATAGTTGCCATGGCGTCACCGGTCAGCCTTTGGTTTGACTCTTAACTTCGGCAACCACTTCGCGGGCGGCGTCAGCAATTGGCTTTGTTGCTGCGCGCGTGAGGTCGACTGCGATCTCAACAGGCGCAGCAGCGATCTTTACTACGTCAGTGGCGAGGCAGATTAGAGACTTGAACATTTAATCACCACGGGATCTGCAACCTACTGCAAGTATTCCAGCCGTTTCAGCCGGATATGCGCAGTCTATTGCGTGTAGAGAGTGGCGCCGGCATGAGCCGTTCGCGCCCTTTGATTTAATCGTCGCCTTGTACTTTCACATCACGCTCGTTGAGGTAGAACGTCACGGTCACAGTTGGTCCGGAGTGATCATTGTGGATAACCGCTTCTTTCTGTCCCGGCAGGCACTCACCGTCTTCAGTATGCAGGGCGAAGGGGTTGGTATTTTGGTCGGCCTTCTCCACATGGTGCAGGCCAACTCGCTTCAGGATCAGTTTCATCGGCTGTATGCCCCGGCTGGGAAATTGTTATCGCAGATACTGATCACGGGCTTGATCATCTCGGCGATGTTCTTCGCAATCTGCGCGCGCAGCTCAGGGGTATTTGGCTCCCCGACGTGCAACTCGATTTCATCCTTGACGACCTGATCGATATCAATGCGGCTGTAATCGATCGACACAGTCACATTGAGCTCGCGAACTTTGTAATTGTTCATCGGGAGTCACCCTTGAGTGGTTACGCTTTCTTGGCGAGCGCTACAGCCTCAGCCCAGAATGAAGGCAGGTCGTGACCTAGTGCAGCGAGGATCGTTTCCAGCTTGGAGATGGTGCCGGCCGGGATCATGGCATCCAGCGCGATCACTGCATCGGCGATTGGCGCGGCAGCAGGATCGACGGCCTTCACGATGGTCGCGGCAACGTTGACGATATCGGGCACAGACTGAGCTGCGGCCGCTTCCATAGCTGGCTGGGCTGGAGCAGGTGTCAGCGCGCTTTGGACTGCTTCGTGCAATTCGGACATGGTTGGAACCTCTACGACGAGTTTTGCAATCCATGCGGGAAAAATGCTGTGGATGATCCAAGCAATGGCGGCTTTCATTTTGGCGCCTCGCAGATGTGTCCGCGTCTGGCGATCGCGTAAAGGATCACCGCCGCGTGCATCGTCATCGCGAATGGACTGATTGGATGGCCCTTGATGTTGAAGATGAAGCTGCCGAACGCAGAAATTGCCACCAGATAGAACGAAGCGCTCAGCAGAGGTTCATCCATCGGGCGCACACGGCGCAGACATTCAGCGGCGGCGATCACCACCAGCACGCACAGGAAAGCGTCCAGGACTTGCAGGATGGTTTGCATTACGCACCTCCCGAGACGCCAAACACTCCGGGCATTGCCTTCTTCAACAGGGGAATGATGTTCATGGCCAAGAGACCAATCAGGAATGCGACGCCGTATTGAGTTTCACCGCCAGGCTCCAGCTTGAAGAAGCTGATCGCCAAAGGGGTGCAGAAGATCGCCGACAGAAAACCAGTGAAGAAGGCCCAAAACGCTTGCTTGCGCGTCAGGCCCTGTAGAAACGTCAGCGAAAGGATTGCTCCAGCGAAGCCAGCGATGATGATGCCGTACTTCGCGAGCAGGACGCCGGCGGCAGTGGTGCTCGCGGGTTCGGCCATGGCGTGACTCCAGAGATAAAAAAGGCGCCAGTGTGGGGCGCCAAACTGCTGGGGAGCAGCGGAAGAAGGAAATAAAAAGGCCCAGCTTGGTGAGAGCTGGGCCTTGCCGGGCGATTTGTGCATCGTTGAGAGGCTGTCCGGACTTGAAGAAAGCCCCGCACTTTGGCGGAGCGATATCCGCTTACCTTTATCCGGAGTCAGGCGTTTCCACCCGGCGGTGCGTTCCGGTCTGATCCACAGCGATGCGCTGATTCACTGCCGGTGTAGCTTGGAATTGGTGCCTGACCGCACTCGTTCACTTTCGCGCCGGTCGTCGTCAGGGCTTGCAGCAGATGTCCGGCGCTGATCTCCGGCTTTCTCGACTCTAGCCGCCCGGTCGTTTCGATTTCTCGATTGCCGGTCACTTCGAGCTATGGCGTTACGCATCAGCCTGCGCATTCATCTGCATCCGTAACCGTTGTGCGCACCTATTCGGGCGTGGATATGACCGACATGCGATGGAGAACAACGGTTACGCGATAAAGACGATTTCCGCATCTGCGGTCACTTGGCGTTGGTTGATAAGGCCGGAGTTACGAAGGAGCCCAGAGCATCCGGCATGACGGCTCAGTCAAAAGTGTTCATGCACAAAAAAGCCCGACTCGGTGGCCGGGCTTGATCTTGTCTGCGTCACATACAAACGTACATAACCCAAGATGACGTGGATATTGATCGTTTGATCACCCGGCGTCAAGCTCTTCTTGCTCGAATTTATGAATTCCGTGATTTGCGAACTCACCGTGCAATCTTTCCCTTGCTGCGCGAACACCAGCGGTCGCCGCATCAAGAGTCTCGAACTCTTCTCGATAGGCAATCTTTTTGTGGCTGAATATGCGCGCAACCCAGTTTTTCGTGGCCTTGCAGTAATAGACGCCCTTCACTCCGCTGGTGTTCGAACTGCTGATTTTCTGGTTAGCTTGGTTCTTCTCTTGGTCCGCCTCGCGAAGGTTGGTGAACGCATTGTTCGAGCGATCACCATCTTTATGATCAATGCCATCTTCTGGCCACGCTCCGGTCATATAGAACCATGCGAGCTGATGCCCCTTGTAGCGCACGCCATCAACCATCAGGGTGATGTACCCATGACTGTCTATGCAGCCTGCAAGATACCCAGGGCGGATCTTTCTTCCGGTGACTCTCCATTCAAATACCCCAACTATAGGGCTGTAAAGCAAAACCTGCTTAAGCCTCTCATGCGAGATCCGCTTCTTCATGCAACATCCCCCATCAGAAGACCTTCGCGATCAAGAATGTCTTGCGCCGCACAAAGCGCTTCATTTACTTGGTCGTCAAGAGCCTTGCGAATCGAAGTGCGCCACCGCCGCAAGGTCGGCTCGGGCCGGCCATCCTCATCCCAGTTCGACATTTCATACCATGCGGCCGGCAGGACGCTCGTCGATCGCTTACCCTCCACACCCGGCAGCTTCGGCAACGCCCAAGTAACAACGGCGCAATGACGGAACCGCTCAGGTGCTGGTGATTGGATAGCTCGCGTTAGCTCGGTAATAGCAGCGTGCTTGCGATCGGTGTGCGTGGAGAACTTCGCCACCAGAGCGCGCCATTGGGCAGGCTCAAGCCCCTTGTGTAAGCGGCCGAAGACCCAGCAGTCTTGGAGAAATGCAGCCTCCTTGCCGACGATTTCCCCCTTCTGCTTGGCGCACTGGACCTTCGGTTCGAAGTCATTACCACCGGCAGAGTTGATCGTTTCGGCTGCGAGAGCGCGGACAACTGCGGATACGACGTTGCGGTAGGTCATCAGAACAATCTCCCCAAGGATGCGGCAAAGGCGTACGGGTCTTTCGCGTTCTTTTTCAGGTTGCAACTCGGGCAGGAAATCACCAAATTGGCGATGACGTGCTTGCCGCCCCGGGCAAGCGGCTCGTAATGATCGAGGTGGTATTTTTCGGCGCATGGCTTCGTGCACCAGTAGCAGACCTTTACGGCTGCCATTTCCCAGGCATGGATCGCCGCAGTGCTGTCTCCGCCGGCCTCTTGGCAGCGGCGCCGAGCCTTGTAAGCCTTGGCGATGGTCTTGCGCTTATCCGGGTTGCGCATCACCCAAGCGATTGCGTTCCGAGCGTTCTGCTCGGGCCGGGCTGCTCGATAAGCCTTGTCGTATGCACTCTTCTCGGCTTTGGTATTCCCGCGCATCGCCCTTTGCTTGGCCTGCCACTCAGGATCAAGCTTCACGCGCTCGTAATGCGCCTTCTTGCATAGACGAACAGACTCTGCGTGCCGCGCCTTGCTGGCCGCATTGGCTGCCAGCGTCCGCTCGCGATTCTTCTCGTAGTCCGCCCGACGTTTCGCCTGTGCCTCCGCCGGGTTGCTCGCATACTTCGCCCTTTTCTGCTCCGAGCAGCACTGCCGACAGCGCGGATACAGACCGTCAGCCCTTTCTTTGGCCTTGTGATATTCGGTGAGGGCCTTATCAGTCCCACATGTAGAACACGTCTTCATGCTACCCCCGCTTTCAACATGTCGGAGTTGATCGTCAGGCGCCCCACCTCGCCGTACTGCTTGTGGTAGGTGATGACCTTGGCGTCTCGGCCACTGATCCAACCGCCACGGCTTGCGTAGGCGTCAGGCGCGGCCAGGGTGCGGTGCTGCTCGACGATCATCAGGTTATTTTCCTTGACGTCGACGTGGTGCAGGTGGCCGAGGTGTGCGTAGCTGTGCTGAGTGCGGCCGAAGACGTCGCGGAACTTGGCAACGAACACGTCAGATACGCTCGCCGGCTTTTTCTTGTGCCCATGGTGGAAGAACAGGCTGGTCTGCCCATGCTCGACGCAGTAGTACGGGTCAGGGCTACGATCAACAGTGATGCGCGGCTCGTTCTCGTAGATTGCCGAGAACCATTCGCGCAGCCAGATGGAGCTAGCGGTGTCGTGGTTACCCTCGGCCATGAGGACGTGAACGCGCTGATGCTTGGTCAGCAGCATGTCGACGACGCGGCGAGTTACCCGGATCGCCACGCGCACCAGCTTCTGGAACCGGGTGTCAGCGTCGAGCAGATGCTTGCTGGCTGGCGTCACGGCGTCGAGGCCGTCCCAGTGTAGGTAGTCGCCGAGCTGTGCAAACACGCCAATCTCAGCATCCGGTGCCATGTGAATGGCCGTGGCGAACCATGCGACAAGCTGCTGCTCGGCAATATTCAGGTCGTAGTCGGCACCCGTTTCCTCGTGCCAGGACAAAAGTCCGAGGTGGTAGTCCGTGACTACGTAGCAGTTCAGCAGGTCGGTATTGCAGGCTGCTGGCGCTGGGGAGAACACCATGCGCGGCAGGTCTTCACCCATCGCAGCAATGGCGGCCTCCATCAGTTCGCGCTGACGCTGCTCGTCCGAAGAGGTCTTCACCCATTGAAGTACCGGCGCCTTGACGCCCTCCTTGTACAGGCTCGACGTGCCCTTCAGCTTGAACCCGTCCGGGACGATGTGGGTCATGTCGTGCTCGGGGCTCCATCCTTTGCGGATCAGGTTCGCCTTGCGCTTCTCGATACTGCGCTGGCCCATGTCGAAGTGCTTGGCAGCTTGAGAGAGGCTCATGGTCTTGAAGGCCTCGACAAGCTGCTCGTCGGTGACTTTGCGCTCGGCCATTATTGAGCACTCCGGAAAGTCCAGATGTTGCTGCCGAACTGCGTAACCTTGAGTCCTGTAAGTTCAACAAGGCGGTGACGGTCAGGCCAGCCGAGTGCGACAAGAGACCCAGGCTGTAGGTCATCTTTGAACTGCGGATACACAAAATTGATTTCGTTTGTTGTGCGATTCACCCATCCATCATCGGGGTGGGCGGCACTTACACCTTGTTCTCTCAAGGCAGCAACCCATGCGTCCTGCTTGGCCTGACCTTCTCGGCAGATGTCACCCCACGACTTGCCCGTCGCCGGTACATTGGTGGTCATCAACGGAATCATGTCGATCGGATTCATGCGGCCTTCCCTTTTGTCGATTCAAGATGTGTGACGCATGCAGCCTTGGCACTGTCCAGATCGGTGCCTACGGTCAAAAGCTTCGAGGCTGGAGACGGAGTGCGCGCGATATAGGCAAAACCCTCCTCCAGCGAATACTTGCTGATCAGATAGCCCTCATCAGACGAAATGCAGCGCTTGCTTTCGCCTACTGGTGTCCAGTTCATGGCCGAATCCCCCGCCGAGCCTTGTCCTTAATCCACAGCCGGCGGCAGCATTCGAGCAGCCCTCCACCGAGTAACAACATGAAGCAGAAGTAGAGGTGAAGGATCATGCGGCTGCTCTCCTGAGTTCACGGGTCTTGGCGCGGTATTCGGCGGTGATGGCTTTGAGGTCTTCGATGGTGTATTTCTTCGGCGCGTGCGGGCCTTCAAGCCATTCAACAAGCTCGGCGCCGATCCGCTTCACCAGCTCGATGCGGTAGTTCACGATGTCGCCGGACTTGTGCGTATTGCATGGCGAACACTGGCGATGGCAATTGAGCGGCTCGAATCTCAGCGCGGGGTTGCTGCCGACGGTGCGGTAGTGCCCGGCGTCATACTTGCCCTCGTGGTGCCGACCGCAACTGATGCACGGCAGCTTGGCGTCACGCTCGCGCACCCAGGCGTTGAAAGCGGTCTGCGCCTCACGCATGTACTGCCCTTTCGGCTTAACGCGCTCCTTGGCCGCTCTCAGCTCCTTCCTGCCTACATCGGCAAGGGCCTTGCGAGCCTTCTCCTGATTCTTCGGAGCATCCAGAATTGCGCAGGCCGGGCTGCACACTGCCTGACCGAGACGCGACGGGACGAATGATGCCCCGCAGATTTCGACACGGCACTTTTTGGCGCGAGGAGGCTTGGCTTGGAGGCTCATCAGTAGAGGTCCTCGCTGAACAGTGTGTCTGCCGGCGATGACTTCTCGCGGCGCACGCTGATCTGGCCCGCAGCCTTGGCCACCAGAAAGGCTTCTTTACGATCCATGAACACGCCGCGCTGATCGATAAACCCCTGTTCGCACCGACCGTAAGGCTTGTCCCCAAATACCCGTTGGCATATGGCGTGCATTCCTGGGTCGAAGTGACGGGCCGATGTGATAACCAGCCCGTCGGGCCAACGATTAGCCGCGCAGACAACAAACCGCTCGAGGATGTGAATGGTTGACCCGTTCGGGATAATCACACGACCACCTCCAGCGACTTCTGCTGTTCGGGCTGGAAATTGCCTTTCAACGGCATCAACTCCCTTTCGGCATATAAGCGCTCGTCGGCGGCGTTCGTATGGATGACAAACCAGCCATCCTCCTTTGCCACTGAAGGCTTGTCGTCCCATGTAAGGCAGTCCTCGCCCTTCTTGATCGCGGAATCGAGCGTCACAACGCTGTAGGCTGGAATTTCCGGGTCGTCGACGATGGTCAGGGCAAGATCGCCCGGCTTGAACTGGCTCATGCTGCCGCCTCCCAAGTCTCTGGCATCTGCCCTTTTGGCTCGCTCCAGGTGACGCCCTTCTCGGCGCCGAAGACGTACATGCACTCGATGACGTCGCCCAGCTCGGCCACTGTCATGCGTCGGGTGCTTTCCCCCAGCATGACCACACCGCCATTGATGCCTTGGGCCATACGGATCTCTTGGCGAGCTGCAGCGGTCATTAGGGCCTTCCAGTCTTCACTGTCGAGCTTCTGCATGACGCCATTGACCGGCCATTCAACCTGGCGGGAGATGTCGCCCAGCATCGCCCATAACTTCGCATTTTGTTCCAGCGTACGGCGGGACTTCACCGGGCGGACGATGATCTCGACTGCACCAGATGCCGACAGGTCAAAGGCGAACTGGTAGGCCAGTTTGAACACGTCGCGGATTCGACTTGCGCCGGCAGACCAGAAGTGGCGAGGTTTTATGATTACGTTGCTCATTCGAACCCCCTGCATTCATCAGCCCATGCCTTGTGCGACGCCATCTGCGCTGAAATTCGCTTGGCTCTGCGTTTCTGATCGGTAGCGAGAACGCGCCGGCAGTTCTTGCAGGTCACATCTGCCTCAACGCTGGTTTGCTTGATTTCGCCCCATTGGTGGCAGTGGGGCGAGCAATCGCATTCTTGAAGCGCGCAGCTATGCGAAACGTAGTGGATGGTCTTCATGCTCTGCGCACTCCCTGCTTCACCAGCGCTTCACGCTCGGCACACGGGGTGCACAGCTTCACGCCCGGAATCGCCAAGCGGCGGCCCTCCGGAATCTCATCGCCGCACTCGCACTCAGTGGCGCTGATGCCGGTGTAACGGGGGATCTTGGCAAGCGCGTGCTCGCGGCGTTGCTCGATTAGGATGTCGGCGTCATCGCAGATGTCGCTCATGACTGCACCGCCTTCAGCTCAAGGCGCGCAAGACGCTCACGCAGGCTATTGATCTCGTCTTGGTACTGGTCAGCCAAGGTCGTCAGGTCATTGAAGTTGACCCAGTGGCCGTACTTTTCCGGAACCCGGATAACGCTGCCTTTTTCATCCTCGCCGCCGCGCCAAAAGTTGAAACGGGGCAATTGGTGAATCTTGTCCCACAGGTCATAGCCTTCACGCGTTTGGATATTTCTCATTTGGAAGCCTCCTTGCTCACACCCAGTTCGCCCAACACCAGCGCAGCAATGCCGAATGCTTCGACGCCCATAGGGGTTACCCGCAAGATCTCGTTCATTGCGGAAACCAGCACCTCGTTTTCGGCCTTGAGTTGGTCGGCCAAGTGCCACGGCGTCCAGTAGCCATCATCCATCGACACAGCCAGCGGATTGCCCGGACCATTCCAGCGCAGACCAAAACGCGGCAAGCCATCACCTTCAGGTGGCCTCGGAGGTAACGAGGGGCTGAGCCCCTTCAGTTTCTCAATCTCGGCGATCAAGGCAAGTACGGTGGCCGGGTTTGCAGCGGCCACGTAGCGCAGGCATGCGTCCTTTTCAGAATCGATGCTCTCGTATGCCAGCAGGGTTCCGAGATCAACATCGAACACGTAGCTGGTGCCAGGCGCATATTCAGGACCAAACCACGGCCCCTCTGGCGCAGCCTCGGCCAGTCTCTTCAGTTCGCTGTGGTCGGTCATTGGGAAAGCTCCTGATTCTTGGTCTTGCCGAATTTCGCGAGCAGCAGTGCGCGGGCGGACTTACCGTCGGCCGGGATGCCTTGCTGGAGGATTCGTGCTTGGGTTTGTTGGTCGGCCAGTTCATTGGCCAGTTCGAAGGCAGTCTTCTGGCTGTCGTGGCCGATGCCGGTGAGGATCTTGCCGTCTAGCGGCTGACCTTCCTGAGCGCGGCGGATGACGATCGCGTAAGCCCTGTCGAAGCGAGCACGCAGCGATTTGTCTTCCTGCTTGGCGCTGCGCAGGTCGAAGATCCCGGTTTCGTTGGCAGCGATGCGCACACCGTCATGGCTGTAAGTGCCGATCAAGGCTTCCATCCACGCATCGGCCGCAGTCGGCATTCCGAAGTCTTCGGTGCTCGGCGTGCACATCGCAATGAACTCACCAACGCTTGGCGCGAATGGCTTGCTCATCTTCCGGCACTTCTGAACGCCGAATTCGATCTGCTCCAAGGTGCGGATGCCGACAGCGGCAAACTCCTTGATCCACTCGGCCTTGGCAGCGTCCAGCGCTTCTGTCGAAGGCCAGGCTTGGCGCCACGCAGGAAAGATCCCGCGCAGACGGCGGAACAGTTCGTTCACCACCTCTGCCGTCTGGGGCGTAACAGGAAGCGGCTCGGGACGTTCTACGGCCGGCAGGTTGCCAGCGGTGGCCATGAGCTGGTTGGCAGTCTTCATGGCGACACCACAAGGCCTTCGGCCCATGCCGTGCTTTCGAAATCAGGCTCGGTGGTTTGGCGGCGAACAGGAAGACGATGCACGTTGTTGGCGGTGGCCGTGTCGCGCTTCACCCACTTCACCAGCAGGCTCACCCAGGCCGCTTGGGTCTCGAAGCGACCAGATGCCGAGTAATGGCAAACGAAAGCGGCTGTGGCTTCGCTCGTAAAAGCGTTAACAGGAAGCGATGTGCGTAGGGCATATGCCTTCAGCAGTTTCGCGTCTGGTTGCCAATCAAGAGACATCTCGCACGGGGTCTTCGGGTCTACGGCCTGATCAGGGGCCGCAAAAGTTTCACCCGCCTGAGTGTTGTGTGGATCTTCTCTTCTCTTCTCTTCTTTAGGTAACGCAGAAGTAACGCTCGCAGCGTTACCTTTTGTTTTGTGAGAGGCGACACGTTTTGCGGTTAATGCCCTGTTTTTACCGGTCTTTCCGTTGTGTCGTTCGAAGTGAGGCAGACTGATCGTGCCTTCGCTTTCTGCCATCCAGCCAACCGACTTCATGTATTCGCAGAAACCGGTAACGCCAACGGAACGGTCGAGTAACTTTTTGCTAACGCTCGGAGCGTTACCTTTTTCAGTCTGCTGATCGAACCACGCCCAAACGCGCATCAGCTTTCCAACTACTGCGTCCTGATCGATATCTGCAAGGTCGGCAATCTGACAAACCTCTGGCTTGTCCATCGTCGCAAGTTCGAATTTGATCCAGTCTCCGGCCATTTCAATTACCCTCATCGGTGAGGAAGAAAAGCCGCTTGTGCATCCAGATTTGAGTGGGCATAATCAGCTCCAGAACGTTGTAGAAAGCGCAACTGAAGAAACCACCTGGCCGGGTGGTTTTTTTTCGCCTGCTGTTTGAGTTTTGCTACTTGGGGTCTTCATCAGTCCCTCCTTCTTCAGGCCCTTTTAAGTCCGGCGGATGATTGCGCCGGGGTGTTGGCAGGTTCCGAAGCTTTCCGGCACCTTTTGGCCTGGTCTTCTCGAAAAAGCGTTCTGCTCCAAGCTTTGCGGCGTACTCGTCGGGGGTCATCCCCGCCTTCTTCGCCAACCGTTCAAGCTTTTCGTAGAGGCGCCCCTCGATCCCATGGCAGATCGTGGTTTCAGGCACATAGCCTCCTTCAGGCCCTTCAGGCCGACATGTGTTTACCGGTAGCATCTGTCTCGACGATGCTTTCCAGTTTTTCCTCAACGCACATGCGAACGAACACGGCGAGCTGAAGCTTGTGTAGACGTGCTACTGCTTTCAGCGCTTCGTAGGTCTCGTCGTCATAGCGAGACTTGATTTCCCGATCCTTCAGGTGACGGTTGTTGTCGTACATATTGGTGGTGCTCCTGGCTATCGAATGGGTTAGGCAGCAGGGGTAAGGAAGCGCATGGCATCTTCTGATGCCTTTAGTGCGCCGCCAGTAATCGCCTGCAACTGAAGTTGGCGAAGGGGAGGCACCGATTCAGGCCACTGAGAAACCGCTCCAGGGCTAATGCCCAGAGCCTCAGCAACCCTACTGACGCCTTTGAAGTGGTTGAGAACCTCAGTCTTTTTCATAAGTGCTCCACTTAGTTTGGTTGAATTTAAGCATGCTTAATGCGCAAGCGCAAGACGGCACTGCATGCTTAACCTCGACGGAATTAAGCTCGCTTAACTTTTTTCTAGGGCTTGCAAATGAATTTTTTCGGACGAGATGTTTCAGAGCCTGCCGGTCGGCATGAGCGGGTGGCATTGGCGATCGAGCACAGCAAGCTCTCTAAAAGCGAGATGGCGAAGCGCTGCGGCGTGTCCCCATCCGCCGTTACTCAGTGGACGACTGGCGAAACCGCATCTATAAAACCAGAGAACCTTTTCGCACTGGCTTCAGAGTCAGGAGTTAGCGCAAGGTGGATCGCGACTGGTGAGGGAGTCCCGGAACCATTCACTCCGGGGCAAAATGTTATTGCGTGGGAAGCGCCTGAGGATCTTCCAAATGACCAGTTCATTATCGTGCCTCGCATTGAGGTGAGATTTGCAGCAGGGACGGGAGAAATGGTGATAGAGGAAGTGCACCAGGATCAGGGAAACGCATATCGGATGGATTGGATTAGGCGAAAGCGGCTGAACCCCAAGAATCTTTCAGACTTCATAATCACTGGCGAATCGATGGAGCCAACACTCCCGGAGGGATCCAAGGTCACACTTGACTTAAGCAACACCGCAATTCAGGACGGTAAGGTTTATGGGATCCGGTACGGCAACGAATTGCGTATCAAGCGGCTATATAAGAGATTCGACGGAGGCCTTATCATTCGCTCCGACAATTCCTCGAAGAATCCAGATGAAAGTCTGAACCCTGACCAGCTTGAGCATGTATCCGTCATCGGGAGATACGTAGCCCACAGTTTCGACGGAGACATCTAAACCGAACGTCTAATAGATTTGTCACTGAAGCCCGCCTAGCGCGGGCTTTTTGTCGCATCATGATTAAGCATGCTAAATTTTTTTAGTAAGCATGCTTGACGCAGCCTTTTAAGCAAGCTTAAATGACCTCAAGCCGAACGAAACACCGGCCAGGGCCTGACAAGACCCGCCACACGACTGGTGAAGCCGCCAGATAGCCCGGGATCAGCGAAGTGATCTCCAAGCCTCCGGAAGGAGACCGACTTGAACAAAGCTCTTTAAGCAGAACGGAATGACAGATTTCCTCGATGCGCTTGGCAACAGGCGCATCCGGAAAATCAACCGGAGGAACACAGCATGCAAATCAATCAGCAGAAAACAGTGCAGGTCGACGTGACCGAGCTGCACCTGCACATCAAGGTGCGTGACGGCTTCGCTGCCGACCTCAAGGATGCGCAGGGCGAGGAAGTCGGAAGCTATGAAGGCTACGTGCCGGACTTCTTCCCGGGTGACCACTACGGCGACTACCTGATCCTGAACATCGATCTGGAAACCGGCCAGATCAAGAACTGGAAGAAGCCCACCGCCGGCGACATCGAAAAGATGCTCGCTCAAGGTGAGGTCGACTGAACAACCAGCGCCACGACAGCCTGTCGTTAACTGCCCGATCCTCTCTATGAGAGCGCATCGGGGTGTGATCTGAGTACCGTCTGGCTGCGTGAGAGCAATGCCAGGCAAACGTCATGCAGATCACACCCCGATGCGGAAGAGTACACACCGCGCAACGCGGCCACCTGCATCACCTCACCGCTAACGCAACACCCAGTCGCGCCTCCAGTAGAGAGCGACCGGATATCAGGTGGCATCTGGCTGTTTCCGGATCGCCATCTGGCTTTACAAATGCCTCTCAAACCCCGGGAGGCATTCGAAAGCCACAACAACCCGACAGGAAATCAACATGAACACAGCGCAGAGTATTCAGCCACCAGCCATTGGTGAGGTTTGGCCAGGCCAAGGCGGAATTTACGCAGGCGTAATGCCTGCACGCGGTACAGAGTCGAGTTACCACCTGATCCTTGGTGATGAGTTGGGCAGTTTCGAGTGGGGTCCGTACGGCGACCTGTCGCCAGCCAGCAGCCTGATCGATGGGATGGCCAACACCGCCGCATTGGTTGATTCCGATGGTGAATACCCAGCAGCAGTTGCCGCCTACGAGCACAAGGCAGAAGGTCATGCCGACTTCTACCTTCCCGCCGCTGCCGAGCTTTATGAGATATGGCTGAACCTCAACGGTAGGCTGACTGGCTGGGTTTGGTCGAGTTCGCAGTATTCCGCCTACTTCGCCTTCCACATGGACTTCGTAGATGGCTGGCTCACCACCACCGACAAGGACTACGAGCGGCTCGTCCGCCCCGTCCGCAGATTGCCTATTCAGTAATTCATTTATTGCTTTTGATCTTCGTCGCGCGTCCGCCTGACGTAAATCGGCCCGATATCTCTCTAGGAAAACTCGTTTAGAGAGGGTGCATCGGAGTGTGATCTGAACCGCCAGCAGACATTAAGGCGCTGGCAGCTAGCCGAAAAGCGAGGGTTCGCAACCTCGGGAGGAACGCGAGACCACGACCAGGCAGTGAGAAATCACCGGAGCGTGGCTTGAGGGGGCGCACTCAGAGGCGCAAAGCGGGGCTTGCCTTCCGCGCAGATCACACCCCCATGCAGGTACAGCTGCAAGCGCCCGATTGGACGGCGCACGAACCTGTACGGCCACGCGGAGGATTTGCAGCCATGTAACAGACAGCCAAGCCCTCCAGCAGGAGGCAAATATCCCCTGACGTAGGGAGGTCTGCGTTAGGAAGTAAAGCCCGGCATACGTGCCGGGCTTTTTATTGGATTCGCTCCCACAGCGAGCACCACCATTTGAAGGCTCTATTCCGGTGTTTTCAGGCGGAATTATGCCGAAATTCAGCTATTTCAGCACCACCCCACTCCTACAGGAATAGCAGCCATGAAACGCACAACCCCACCCCTCCCCCGCAAGCCCCGCCCCGACGTCCACGACTGCGCCAAGGGTCGGATGCACGACCCGGTTGCCAAGCGTGTCGTTGTCACTATGCCAGGCGGGTATATCGCATGAGAAACAAGCATCCCGGCACCTGCTACCGCTGCAATCAGCGTGTAGAGGTCGGCCAAGGCCACTTTGAGCGGTATTCAGGCGGCTGGCGAACTCAACACGCCGACTGCGCCGTCAAGGCCAAGCAAGAAAAGCGCACACCTGAATAACCCCGCCACTACTGGAGGCGATCATGAACGCAAGATTCAACGCAATGCTCGAAGGCGCCCAGCGCGACTACGACAATCGCCTCGCGCCTCCAGTCAGTGAGACGCCGGAAGAGTTGGCGCGGGATGAGTGGCTGTACAACGCCGCCGAGCAACTGGTTCGGTTCGGCTGCGACGTGAAGGTGCAGCGCCGGATGTGCAAGCCGCAGGTCGTCACCACCGCCGACTTAGATCTGGCCGTAGACGAGCATGTGAATCGCCGCTTGGCTGATTGCGAAGTCGGCTCGCCGGCACTTGGCCGACTGCTGAACTCACTGGCCGGCTCAGAGCCCGACAAGAACGCTCAGGTTGAACTGCTCGGTCACAGCGACCATCCGCTCGGCATGCTCGGCGAAATCGCTGAGAAGCTGCTACAGCCACTCGTAGACGATGCGCTGATTGCTCAGTCAGAGGACGGTGAATTGTGAACAACCACGCCATCGCCATTCAGGCTATCGAGTCGGCCATCCGAACGATGCTACTTCCAGGGCAAGGCGACATCGCCGAAGCCAAGGCCGAGACGATGATCGTCAGTTATTTCTCGGTTCACGTCATCAACTCAGACGAATTCGAACACTACTGCGAGCGCGTCCGGCGGATTGCTGTGCGTAATCGCGAGGGTAATCGCCATGAACAGCATGACTCTTGCTTTCACGCATAAATCTTGGCTTGGCGCGCTGTCACTGGCCTACGACGCCGGCATTGAAAACGTTCACGCATGGTCGCGACGGGCTTGCCTGTGCGGTGAGTGGACTGTGGCGTACGAGGTGAAGACATGAAAATCCACGCCACCCGCCACTACACATTCCAAGAACTGCTCAACCGTATCGACCTCGAATACTGGCGCGTCGTTGAGCATGACGAGATGAACTACACCTTCATCCCGATCAAATACTGGGGAGGCAACCCATGAAGCCATTCTGGTGGTTTTGCGTAGTCATCACGGTGTTCTGGTGGGGCATCTACGCCGAGATGCGCGAGATCCAGGCCGAGCAGCACAACCTTCCTGATGATCCTCAGCGCTCTAGCTGATCGAATCACTCAATAAACCGAACTCACACGCCGCCTGCATGGCGGAAGGATCTCCCCATGTCTGCGAATCAAATTGCCGTCACCATCGACGACATCAGCGAAGCCAATGCGCCAATCATCTACGTCAAAGGCGGCCTGAGCCAGTTTTTCGACGCAGTGAAGGAGGAAGTCAGCACTCAGGTTCCAGATCTAAAGACTGCGAAGGGCCGCGAGCGCATCGCCTCACTTGCCGCCAAGGTCAGCAAGTCCAAGGTCGCCGTCGAGAAGCCGGGGCGCGAATACCTGAAACGCCTGAAAGAAATGCCAAAGGTTGTGGAGGAAGAGCTTCGCACATTCGTGAGCGCCATGGATGCTCTGCGGGACGAGACGCGCAAGCCGCTGACCGACTGGGAGGCCGCAGAGACTGCACGCAAGGATGCTCATGTAGATGCGGTACAGGCCATTCACGATTACTGCGACGTCGCTGAAGGCACCACTGCTGCCGCTCTTCTGGAGTCAATCACCGCTGTCGAAGCAATCCAGATCGACGACAAGTGGGAAGAGTTTGAGATCGAAGCGTCTCGCGCTAAGGAGTCGACACTAACCAAGCTTCGTCGTGAGTTTGTGGCTCGCCAACAGTACGAAGCTGAGCAGGCTGAACTGCTGCGCTTGCGGGCGGAAGCCGAAGCACAGGCCCAGCGCGACCACGACGCCGAGATTGCCCGCGCTGCCGCTGAGCAGGCCCGCATCGAAGCGGAACAACGCGCTCAGGCTGAGCGTGAATCCGCCGCACGGCGTGAGCAGGAACTGCTGGAACAGGCAGCCGCCACACAGCGCGCAACAGAGCAAGCCGCGCGGGACGCAGAGGCAGCAGCAGAGCGGCAGCGCCTTCAACTGCAGCTTCAGGCTGAGCAGGCCGAACGCCAAGCAGCACAGGCCGAAGCCAACCGCATTGCAGCGGAGCAGCGCGCAGAGCAGGAACGCATTGCCGCCGAACAGCGCCAAGCGCAGGCCGTCGAGCAAGCTCGCCAGAAGGAACTGGATCGTCAGGCCGCAGCTGCTGCTTACGAACTGGAACAAGCTCAGGCCCGCGAAGCCGACCTTGAGCACAAGAAGTCGATCAATCGCGCTGCGCTGGAAGCCTTCGTTGCTGGCGGCATGACCGACGAATGCGCCAAGCAGGCAGTCACCTTGATCGCTCAGCGCAAGATTCCAGCCGTTTCCATCACTTACTGAGGTCGTTATGAGCACAGCCATCGCAACCATCACTCAGGACATCTACGGCGCGCGCAATCAGTTCGCCAATGTCCTGACCGATCGCTCGCTCAACTTCGAGCGAGAAGCAGAGTTCGCCATTCAGGTGATTACCTCTGGCGAATACGCTACCAAGATTGCCTTACAAAACCGGCAATCGGTAGTAAACGCGATCACCAATATCGCAGCGATCGGGATCAGCCTGAACCCAGCCAAAAAACAGGCTTATCTGGTGCCGCGCGACGGAAAGATCTGCCTTGATATCAGCTACATCGGCCTGATGGATTTGGCCATGGCAACCGGCGCTATCTGCTGGGCTCAAGCGGAGCTGGTTTACTCCACCGACTCGTTCGTCCTCAATGGCTTCGACAAGCCACCTACCCATCAGTACAACCCATTTGCCAAAGATCGCGGCGAGGTGATCGGCGTTTACGTCGTGGTCAAGACAGCTGGTGGCGACTACCTCACAGAGACGATGAGCATCGACGATGTGAACGCCATCCGAGACCGTTCCAGCGCTTGGAAGGCATGGATCAGCAAGCAGAAATCCTGCCCTTGGGTAACAGATCCCGGCGAGATGGCGAAAAAAACCGTCGTCAAGCGCGGCTACAAGTTCTGGCCGAAGACTGACCGACTTGAGCAGGCTATCCATCACCTCAACACGGATGGCGGCGAAGGCTTGGCAGGCATGCCCGGCGCAGCGCCTACCGATCCTGAGCTGGTAAACGGCTGGATCGATTTGGCAATGAATGCCGGTAGCCTGGAAGCGTTGGCCGATGTTTACCGCCAAGGAACAGCCGCCATGAAGCAAGCGAAAGACGCTGTAGGTCATGCTCGTTTCAAGACGGAAGTAACCAAACGCGGTGAGACGCTGAAGGCTACCGACGCGCCAATCGAAGGCGAAGCTGAGGAGGTGTTAGATGGAGCAGCGTAGCGAGGAATGGTTTGCAGCGCGCCTCGGGAACGTAACGGCCAGTCGCGTCAAGGATGTGATGGCCAGCGGGCGCGGCGGCGCGCCTTCTGCATCTCGGAAAAATTACATGATGGAGTTGCTGTGCGAGCGCCTGACCGGCCAGCAGGGCGGCATGGATTTGTCACGCAACGCCGCCGTGCAGCGCGGCGTCGAACTGGAGCCATTCGCCTGCATGGCCTACGAGGCCGACAAGGGGCTGATGGTCGTCGAGACAGGCCTTGTAATGCATCCGAAGATCAAAGGCTTCGGCGCATCGCCTGACGGGCTGGCGGGCGATGATGGGGTGCTTGAAATCAAGTGCCCGAACACAGCGACTCACATCGCGACCATGCAATCTGGCCGGCACGACCCGCAGTACGAATGGCAGATGCTGGCCCAGATGGCATGCACTGGGCGGCATTGGGCTGACTTCGTGAGCTACGACGACCGCCTGCCGGAAGAATTGCAATACATCTGCTTCCGCTACGAGTTCGACTATAAGCGCGGGCGCGAGATGGAATCCGAGATCAAGGCCTTTCTGGAAGAGCTGGCCGAACTGGAACAGGAAATGCGGGGCCGAATGAGAGGTGCAGCATGAACGCCTACATCAGCAGCGACATCAACATGGTCAAGGAGCTAGACCCGAAACGTCATGAACTGGCCCTACTGCAAGCGGACTGGCTTGAAAAAGGAGGGACTATTGAGGTTCTGTCCGGGCCGAGCTTCAAGCCTGCGCCTGAACGGCATGAGCCGCCACCGAAACCAGTTGCCCACGCAAAGACCGAACCGCCAAAACCGCCGAAGCCACTGACGGCAGCCGCCACCCGGCAGAAGACCAATCGCCAGATAGAACGAGACGAACGCACCGCTGAGCGCTTGAAGGAACGCAACAAGCTGACAGAGCAGGCACGCGAACTCGCGCTGACCATGAACTACACGCAGGCGATGAGGGCCACAGGCAAATCAAGAAAGCTGCTCATGACTATCGCCAAAGAAGGCGGATTTAGCTTTCAGGTTGCCACGTATATTGGCCACCAAAATCTAAGGCCGCACGAAGTAGACGAAGCCAAGGACGCCAAGGACGCAGAGCGCATCAAGGCATTCAAAGAACTTGGCCTGACACGCAACCAGGCACGAGAAAAGGCAGGCATCACTTTCCCAGCATTCATTCGCATCCTCGAAAAGTTCCAAATCGACTATCCCAAGGCAAAACGCGGCGCCCCTCGCCCTGCTTTCTTCCAGAAAGTACCGAAGCAATAACCCAACCTTTCATGCTGCATCCGGTTTCGGAGGGCGGCGCCTGAACGGATAACCTCTATGACCGCATTCAAAAAGCACGCAGACAGACTTCAGCCATTGAGCATGGGCCTGCCTTTCCAGAAGGAGCTGGTGGTTGATCTGTTCGCCGGCGGGGGCGGAGCTAGTACCGGCATCGCCCGGGCTTACCGAGAACCGGATGTGGCCGTAAACCATAATCAGATCGCCCTGGCTGTGCACCGAGCCAATCATCCGGAGACAGCCCATTACGTGGCCGACGTGTTCGAGGTTGATCCAGTGCTGGCAACTGGCGGCCAGCCTGTCGGGATTCTCTGGGCCTCGCCGGATTGCCGCCACCACAGCAAGGCAAAGGGTGGCGCGCCGCGCGATCGCAAAGTTCGCGGGCTGGCGTGGGTGGTTGTTCGATGGGCCTACGCGACTCGCCCTCGCCTCCTCTTTTTGGAAAATGTTGAGGAATTCTGCGATTGGGGCCCTATTGATGAAGAAGGGCAGCCAATCAAGGCTGAGAAGGGGCGAACCTTCCGGTCATTCATCGCGGCGCTCAGCACTGGGCTTCCTGCCGATCATCCAGACATGCAGGAGATTATCGAATCCATCGGTGATTTCGTGCCGGTTGCGGACCTGGTGCGAGGTCTTGGTTACAACGTGGAGTGGCGCGAACGGATTGCCGCAAACGCCGACGCCCCGACAATCCGCAAGCGCCTTTACCTGGTCGCACGCAGCGACGGACAGCCGATCGTTTGGCCGGAAGCGGTTCGGCACAAGAAGCCTATCGGAAAGCAGCTTCCATGGCGCAGCGCGGCGGAATGCATCGACTGGAGCAATCTCGGCCGCACGATATTTCGTGAAAAAGAGATGGCGAAGAACACAATGCGCCGAGTGGCCAAGGGCTGCTGGCGACATGTGCTTACCAGCACGAAGCCGTTCATTGTCCCAATGCGCGGCACCTCGGAATCACACACCAGTACCCACGGCGTGGATGAAGTACTCTCTACCATCAGCGCCGGCGGCACGCACCACGCGTTAGTGCAGCCGGTAGCGGCACCGTTTCTCACCGAGTGCGCCAACGGCTCATCTCAACGCAACTTCGACGCGCAAGAACCACTGCGCACGCAGGTCGCCCAGGTCAAAGGCGGCCACTTCGCGATGGTTGCCGCACACATGACGGCCTTCGGGCAGAACGCCGTTGGCAGCTCGCCGGACGAGCCAACACAGACCGTACTGGCCGGTGCCGCGCGACACGGTGTCGTCGCTGCGTTCTTCGAACAGGCGAATGGCGGGTATTACAAAGGAGACGGCCGTTCGGCCTACGACCCGATCTCGACTATCTGCCAATCAGGCGCCAACCAGCGATTGGTCAACGCCTACCTGGTGAAGTACTACGGCAACGAGAAGGACGGCATTTCGCTCACCGATCCGATGCATACCCTGCCGACGAAGGATCGGGTCGCGCTGGTCGAAGTGGTGCAGGTGCCTGACACGCTGACGCCGGAGCAGATGAAAGGCGCCCGCCGTTGCGCAGCCTTCATGCACGAATACCTGCCGGAGCACTTCAAAGACCCCGCCGAAATGGTGATGGTTGGCGGCTACGTGCTGGTGGACATCACTCTGCGGATGCTGCAACCGCCAGAGCTGAAGAAGGCGCAAGGCTTTCCGGACAGCTACATCATCGACCGCGGCCTGTTCGTTGACCCGGAAACCTGCGCCGAGGAATGGCGCGGCATCAACAAGACGGACCAGGTGCGGCTTATCGGGAACAGCGTCTGTCCTGACGAGGCTGCCGCTCTAGTCGCTGCCAACGCCGCCGAGCTGATCGAGCTGTACCGAAAGCTCGCCGCGTAACCCCTCCAACACTACTTAACCCAATCCCGGGAGGCCCTATGCCATCCACAGGAAAGCTCGCTGCTGGCTACATGGAGCTCCACGTCTTCTGCTCCTACTGCCAACGGCCCCGCAGCACCGGAAACCACGACAAATGCAGCAAGGCCCGGCAGCAGGAACATGCTCGGAGGAATCATGAAAACGAAACTGTCTCGAGCTGAGGTAGGGCAAATTTTCAGCCTGCATGCGCTCGGCAACAAGGCCTCCGTCATCGCAGAGGCTATCGGAAGACCCTATGCGACGGTCGTGTACTACCTGAATGCGGCCGGGATCGTTCTCGGGAACAAGGGCAAGCCACGGCAATGTACTGAGCATTACCTATCCATGGCGCTGGATATGCGCGCTCACGGCTCTACTTGGTACGACGTGGAGCAGCACATCGGCTTCCACCGCTCAACGTTCCAGGCCCGGCTCAGGGCTGAGAGGGCTTCAACATGATTATCAAGTACGGACTGCTCTGCATCGTCACCTTCTGGCTGCCGTTTGGGTATTGGTGGTTGTCATGATCCCCCAAACCCTCTTCGCAATCCTCGGCCTAGCCATGACCGGCTGGCCGCAACTTATTCAATGGTGCATGTCATGAGTGAAGTTAAAAAGTACAACGCATACGCGGAAGGCTTGACGGTTCATTTTGAGCTGGATTCGGAAGGTGCATGGGTGGCGGCTTCCGACTTCGACGCCCAACGCCTGCGCGCCGATACGGCTGAGGCTGAGCGGGATGCACTGAAAGATGACGTCATGTCGCTGTCTAGCATCGTCGAAGAATGCTGGAGAGAACGTGCCGCCGCCGAGCAGCGCATTGCGGATCGTGATGCGCTGCTGCGCTCTACATCGGCCCAGCTATGGAAAGCACACATTGCTCTGAACCGCCTGATCGAGCTTGAGCCTGCGCATAAGGTCAAGCTCCTGACAGACACGATTAACACCCTCGCATACGCGCACAAGTGCATTGACCTTCCGCACTGGGACGCCGCCCTTAACCCCAACCCCGAGGCAGAAAGTCATGAGCTGTGAAAAGTGTACTGACCCAGATGGAGATCCGTGTCTCCCGCTTTACGGACTCGGCCCACACCATCACCCGACTGAAGGCGGGACGGTTTTTGAAGAATCACAAGAGGCTGAAGGCTTTACACCCAGCAAAGAAGAACCTGGCATGGGCATCTGGTGGTGTCCGCATTGCGGGGATGGAAGACCATGACCAATAACCCAACGATTGACGGCGTGTCACAGTGTAAAACTTGCCGAGGCTCAGGATGGATCGACAGCTTGAGATCTGTCGGCGCACCCGCCGGGAAATGCCCAAATTGTGCGCCAGCGGTCGAGCGGCAAGAGCCTGTTACAATGAAACGTCGGTACATCAGTGTGCCAGACTTGTGGATCGAGTGCGCTGCTGACGACCAGCAGGCAATGACCTTTTACAAGCAGACACCCGAAGTCGCCGCCCTGCAATCCACCATCACCCAGCTGCAGGCGCGCGTGCAGGAGCTGGAGAGTGGTAGGGGTGAGCCTGTGGCGTGGGCTGGCCTCAACTCACTGGGCGGACTTATGCACTGCATGAACAAAGAAGGCTACCTTTCAGTTTCGCAGAAACCTAGGCGCTATCACGATATTGCGCTGTTCACCGCCCCGCCAGCGCCTGTCGCGGTTGTGCTGCCTGAGCGCAGAACACCAGAGCATTACCACGCACGAATCGGGAAGTGCGGCGCCGCTGATATGCTGGCTGAAGAGTGGAACGCCTGCCTCGACGCCACCGCTGCGCTGAATAACTCGAAGTAACCGTAACTCCCCCCCTTCAAAGTCAGCCGCTATAGCGGCAAGGACGAGACATGCCTATCGAGAAAATCGAAAAGGAGGCCGACCTCTGCGCGCTGTTCATCCAGGAGTTCAACGAAGTACCCGGATGGAGGTGCTACCCCGAGGCCGCCGGCTTCGACGTGCTGGTCGTGCATGAGGACGGTCGGCAGATCGGCGTCGAAGCGAAGCTGCAGTTGAACGCCAAGGTAGCCGACCAGATTCTGCCCTGCCGCGGCGACGAACTTTACGGGCGCGCCGGGCCGGATTATCGGCTGGTGATCGTGAGCAAAATCACCGACGCCAGCAAAGGCATCGTGAAGATGCTGGAACATCTTGGCGTCAGAGTGCTGGTGCCGAGACAGAGCTGGACCCGGCAAGGCAACTGCATGACCTTCAGCCTTGACCATTCTCTGTTGGAGGTTAGCGGCCACAAGCCTTTCTACGACTGGTACATGTTCGACTGGAATCCGCCTGAGCGCTGCCAGGTGCCGGTGCTAGTCACGAACCTGCCGGCCGGCGTCCCCTCGCCTGTTCGCCTTACGCCGTGGAAAGAGTCAGCGTTGAAGGTGCTGGCCCAGCTCAGGCGCCAAGGCTTCATCACCGCCAAACAGATCGCCAGCCACGGCATCGGCGTCACCGCGTGGACGCAGGCGCCGGGAAGCAAATCGGCATGGCTGGCCAAGGGCACCGTTCGCGGTACCTGGATCGAAACTGAACACATGCCGGCCTTCGACAAACAGCACCCGGACGTCTACGCCTTGGCCGTCGAAACCCTGGCCGCAACAGCGCCAGCAGAACTGGAGATATCACAATGATCTTCGCCCCGCTCTACATGGCCTACCTCATCTACAAGGGGCCGTGGCGATGACCGAACAAAACACCAAAGAGTTTTACTCAACTGAGCAAGCTGCTCAGCACGCCGCCGACTGGTGCAAGCGCAATCCCGCATGGCGCCGGATCTGTGATATCCCGGATACCTCCGTGTTCGAAAAAACCTACGATGAGATTCCAAAACGCGAGCGCGCCTACTGGGACAAGAACGGCGGCGAAGAATGCTGGCGAGAATTCGGCGCCGGAGGAACCAAGGTGCCAACTGGTTTCATCTCCGGCAAGGGTGATTTTTTCGACCATGTGCTCAAGGTGCCGCTCCATCACAACCTGATGACGGTTTATCGCGTCGGCAGGCGCTGGAAGCCATGAACCGAATGGTCAGCGTCCGCACCGAGGAACTGACCGGCCCGGCGCTGGACTGGGCAATCAACGTGATCGAGGGTGATCAGCAGCCCGTGGCGGGCCAGCTGGATCTCTTCGCCCTGCCCGACACCGAGCAACTGATCACGAAGTACGGCGTCTGGGTCGACGCTGGCCACCGGTACCCGTGGCTGGCCGACGCCACCAACGATCCATTCAACCGCCAGCCCGGCGAAACCCGAGCCATCGCAGTGTTCCGCGCCGAGGTCTTTGCCAAGCACGGCGGCACCGTGAAAGTCCCCGCCGAACTGTTCCAGCAATAACCCCAACCACTCAACAGCCTGCCGGTGTACGGCGGGCGGAGCTATGTCATGACCGCGTTGATTCGATTCCACGAAGCAGCAAGCGAAGCGCTCGAGAAGATCGCCGCGCGCCTCCCGGCCGATGCAAAAATCTGCTTGGCCATCTACACCCCAGAAAAGCCCGAGTCGGACATCGTGCTCAAGGATCCTTCTGCCTCTCTCGACGAGGTGGTCAGCACATTGCGCCGCCGCGGCCTGAGCATCGACGGCGACAACGCCTACAAGCGCGACATATGCGATGCGATTGTCGGGACCTTGGCGTTCGGTGCGCAGGATCGTTGCCCACCGCCAGAAGGGCATTGGGCGCAGCGATTCTGGGACATGGGGCGAGAGTCATCAGCCAACACCGAAGACCTCATATCTGCGCTTGAACTGGTCACCGACTGCCTGAGCAAAGCGCTCACCGGCGGCGAGGTATCAGCTGCGAAAGCAGGAAGTGCCCTGACCACATCCGCCGAACTGCTCGCCAAACAATCGCGATAACAATCACCACCTTCTGCCGCCACGCGCGGCATGGAGCATCGTCATGTCTCGCATCGAAGAAAGAGAAGGCTGGAACCTCGCCGATCAACTGCTCAAGGACGGGCGCCAGGTAGACCCGATCTTCGGCGGCGTCGAGCGGGTCATCGCCAATATCGAAAAGACCGCCGCGCTCCGACCTGAAGGGTATCGGGTGGGCATTCAGAAACGCATCGAGGTGGAACGCCATGGCAGCGTATGACATTCACGCCCAGAACTCCGACGGCACCCCGGGCAAGTTGCTCGACGTCATCGACCGTGTGCCAGAGCACCGCAAGGCCGGCCAGTTCGTCGAGTTCGACGGCGAGATGCACAAGGTCATGACGGGTATTCGCAATTTCATCATCGTCACTCAGGAGCGCTGGGCGCGGGTGGCTGCTGCATCGTGGAGGAAAGCATGAGCGACTTGATTTGCAGGAAAACGATGCGCCGCTGCGATACGTCCGGGATGTGTTCGCCATTTGGTGGTTGCCAAGCACCACAGACTGACCAAGACCGCAAGATCATCATTCTAGAAGCCACAGTAGCCAAGCAGGCCAAGATGATCGAGCACCTGCGCGGCGGCCCGACTCCGCTATACACCGCCGTAGACATGGCCAATGCGGCGCGGGATGGGTTCATGGATGGGGCAGCGAGTGTTGTGGTCACCCTTTCTAAAGGCGATTCACTGGCGCGGCGGATGTCTGGGCCGCAGGAAGATGGTAGCAATCCGCTGATATCGCGGGCAGATGCCGTTGCAGCAATCGAAGCAGCCGGCGGGACCGTGCAGGGCGGAACCAAATGTAAAGACTACGGCCATGGCGGATTTTCATGTGGCGCAGACGATTGCTGGTTGCGCTCGGAGCCAAGACCATGACTGACTACGAAGACCTGCAGAAACGCTGCCAGCGCGGCGCCACGAACCTCAACGATGCCAACAACATGCTGGCTGATTGCTATGGAATGCTGGGGAGATTGGTGGCGGAGAACGAAGCGCTGCGCGCTGGCCAGCCACAAAACTGCAGGTCGTGCGGAAAACTGCAGGTCGACAATGAAGCGCTGCGCACTCAGGTCCAGTCGATGATCGACCAGACGGAACCGCTCGTACCAGTTCCGGGCGATCCGGGATGGAGCCGACGCATCACGATTGATGAACTGCAGGCGGAAGTGGCGGATCTGCGCAAGGACGCCGAGCGTTATCGGTGGCTAAAGGAAAAAGGGTTGCATCGCTCGATTGAAGCAGACACAGCCGCGATTTCTCCCGGCGTTGGGCCATTCATCTGCGTGCAGCTCCCAAGTTCCGGCGCCCCCAATAGCATCCGCCTGGCGGCGAGCGCGGATGAGTACATTGACCTATCCATGAGCAAGGAGAGTTGAGATGAACACAGCAACCGAAGAAATCGAATTCATCCGGCTGCCAAGAGTGATCGCGCTTGTCGGCCTGAGCCAAACGACGATTTACGACATGGCAAACGCTGGACGATTCCCAAAACAGGTCAAAGTTGGCGGCCGGGCGGTGGCCTGGATCAAGTCCGAGGTTCTGCAATGGAGCCAAGAAAGGGTTGCGGCCGCGCGCGGTGATCAGCCCTCTGCCTCCAGCGAATCAAGATAGTCCGCCCACGCCTGCATCATCTCCCGTCGCTGCTCTACATACTCGGCATGGTTGTAGGTCTTCCTGACCTTGCTAGAGCTTGCATGTGAAAGCTGCGCCTCGATCCAATCCTCGTTGTACCCCATCTCATTTAGAGCTGTAGAAATCGTCGCACGAATCCCGTGCCCGGTTAGCTGGTCTCTATATCCCATACGCCTCATAGCGGCATTTAACGAGTTATCACTGATTGGCCGGGTAGGCTCGCTCCGCCCGGCGATCAGCAACTTGTAGCGCCCGGTCAAGGCATGCACTTTTCTCACCTCCTCAACCGCCTGCCGCGAAAGTGGCACCAAATACGGCGGAACCGAATCACCTCCCTTGCTACGAATCACCTTCCTCAGTTGCTTCACCGAATCCGGCGGGATTGTCCATAGTCCTGCATCAAGGTCGAACTGCTCAAATTTCGCGTGCCGCAATTCACCTGTGCGAACTCCTGTAAGCAGCAGAATACGAATGGCGCCGATGATGTAGCCTGTTGCGCGCTTAAATTCCCGCAAATTGCGTAAAAAATCTTTCAGTTCGTGCCGGCGCAACATTGGGTTGTGCTTCACTGGCGGCGGCTTGGCCGCAACGATGTCTAAGTCCGATGCAGGGTTCATCTCCAGATAGCCCGATGCAATGGCGAACCGGAAAATCTCATTGAGCCATGACCTGCATTTTTCGGCAGCACTCAAGGCTCCGCGACCTTCAATCCGGCGCAGAGTAGCAAGCACATCCTGCCGCTTTATTTCAACCACAGGGATTTTACCAAGGACTGGGATTAGGTCGTTTTCGAGATAGGCTCTTGACTGATTAGCCGCACCTCTCTTTGAATCAACCCAGCGCGGAGTTTTAAAGGCGTGCCATTCGTTGGCGACGACTTCAAAGGTCTTGATCGCCTCGGATGCCGAAATGCGCTTTTCCTCGCGCCGCTTCGATCGAGGATCTATGCCTTTAGACACAAGCGAACGAGACTGATCGCGCAGATCTCGAGCTTCTTTCAGGGATATTTCTGGATAGGTGCCCAGCGACATGCGCGGCTGCTTGCCGTGCCAGGAAAACCTGAAGTGCCAGGATTTTGTGCCATTCGGGGCGACAAATAATGACAAGCCGCCGGCATCGGTGATGGAGTAACCTTTGTCAGCTGGCTTAGCCAGCCGGACAGCGGTATCAGTGAGGGGCAT